GCGCTTTACAGAATGCAGTGTCCAACGATCTGATGGCGGTGAACCCTGCCTCGAACATCCGCGTCACCGGCAAGCGTGGCGAGGGGTCCAAGAAGGTCGTTGCGCCCGGCAAGGCAGATCTTGCTGCGGCGCTGGCCGAAGCCAAGGGCAGCCTCGCTATCCGCATGCGGCTTTCGGCGTCATCGGGCTTGCGGGCCTCCGAGCTTTACGCGCTTCGCTGGAAGCACGTAGCATTCAACGCTGGCGAGCTCACGATCGATAGCCGCGTCGATGCATATAAAAATGAGGACACAACAAAGTCGGAGGCAGGTGTTCGGCAGGTGCCGCTATCCGCCGCCATGCTTGCCGAGCTTCGAGCATGGAAGGAAGCGGCTAAGAAGGCTGAAGCCGACGATCTGGTTTTCCCGAATGCCAAGGGCGGTTTCCTCGATCACAAGAATATACTGTCCCGCGACTTCCGACCGTTGATGAAGGCGGCAGCTGCGAAGGCGAAGGAAGATGGCCGCAAGTTCCGCCCATTCAACTGGCATGCCCTTCGGCACTTCGCCATCAGCCTATGGATCGAGGCAGGCCTGCAACCAAAGACAGTGCAGACTTTCGCCGGCCATTCGACGCTGGCACTGACGATGTCGAGATATGGGCATATGTTTCCGAGCGATAACCACCGGAATGTTATGGATCAGATATCGTCGTCCATCTTCGGTGAAGTGGCGCCCAGTGGCGCACGAATGGCGCATGACGCCGCAGAATGACTGCGACATAGGGATTTCTACCCTGATTTGTAATCAGGGGGTCGCGGGTTCGAACCCTGCCGGGGGCACCACTTTTTTCCTTTTTTCAAACGTTGATAGATCGCGTAGCCCAAAGGCCAGCTAAGCCGCCGATGTGCCACCGCACCTTGCCACGAAATCCGGGTTGGCGAAATCCGCGCATCCCTCGCGTCCCGTCTTGCCGTAAACCAGTGCCTCTCCCGCAAGATCGACCGTAATGCCGCCGGCGGCTCTCAGTACCGCATCGCCTGCTGCCGTGTCCCATTCCATGGTTCGGCCGAAGCGAGGATAAATATCGGCAGCACCTTCTGCAATCAGGCAGAATTTCAGCGATGAACCGACGGTTCTGATTTCCTTCGCGCCACAGCGATTGAGAAAATCGTCGGTCTGGGCGCAACGATGGGAGCGGCTCGCTACGGCTATGTTCGGAACGGGCGTCGTGCGGGCGCGCATTGGTTCGCGCCGGGAGATGCGAAACTCCTCATCGACCCAAAGCTTTTCGGCGCCTTCCGGGTGGCCCACATAGGCGATCTCGAGTGCCGGCGCATAGACGACGCCGATAACGGGAGCGCCGTTCTCGATCAGGGCGATATTGACGGTGAAATCGGGATGCCCGTTGATGAATTCCTTCGTTCCGTCGAGCGGATCGACGAGGATGAAGGCCTTGCTCGCAATATCCGGAATGTGGCCCGCTGCAGCCTGCTCTTCCGCAACGATCGGAATGCCGGCACAGCTTTTATGCAGTTCCGACAGAATGACAGCCTCAGCCTGCTCGTCCGCTTCGGTCACTGGCGAGGCATCGGCCTTGTAGCGCGCATGCGCTCCGGCCCGGTGGATGGCAAGAATTGGCCGGCCAGCTGCAAGCGCGGCCTTTTCAAAGACGGCGGCTATTGATTTCCACGATGAGGATTTGGGTTGGCTGATCATCATGATCACATCCCATGCCACGATTTTGCGGGCGAGGGGAGTCTGAAGGCTGGCTATTTGCCTTCGGCTGCTGACCGCGGCACTGTTACATCTGGTGAGCCGGAAGTGGCTGGTGGGTTTACTGCGGCTGCCGATTCGTGCGTCGTGCCGTGCCAAACCCGAGTGGCATGAAGATCGATCGCCCGATTTCTATTCCGATCAGCCCGAGCAGCTGAAGAAGTCGCGCCAGGAGATTCCTGAGACGGGGACGTTGGCTTTCAGGCGCTAAAATTGACAGTGGGCTGGTGGCGACCGCGACGAGTTCCGGTTGATGGATTTCGTTCAGTCCCGCGGCGGCATGCCTGTCGATGGTTGCCTTTGCGCGCCTTCTTATTAACTCGGCCAGCCCGAGTGCGGGCCGGGTATTCTCCACCGGCCGCGGAGTGAAATCCCATCGGTCGCCCAGAAAGGTCTCTGGTTCGATCCGATAACCGGCCTCGAGCGCCGCTTCTATGAAATTGACGCGGGCAAGTCCCGGATCTGCCTTGCCCGTCAAAACGCCGCGGCAGCAAAGGACGGCTGCTATATGGCCGTCCGTCCCTTTCGTCGGCCAGGCGCCGATCAGCATCATCGCGGCGTCAAGCGTGCCGGTGACGATCACGGCTCCCGGCCGGCCATACATCTCGATGACGACGGGATTTTTCCATGCTCCTGTTTCCATGTGCATCTCCCCAACTCTGTATTAGGAGGTGATCACGGATAGCTTGCGCGAGGATGGATTAATCAGTGATTGCTAATGTTTGTGCGTGGGCGGTTATGCCTTCGCCAGGTGCAGACGCGTTGCATAAAGCGCGATTGCTGCCGCATTGGAGACGTTGAGCGACTTGATCGCGCCGGGCATGTCCAGGCGGGCAAGTGCCGAAACCGTTTCCCGCGTCTTTTGCCGAATGCCCTTGCCTTCGGATCCGAGCACCAGAGCGACCTTTTCGCCGGCAAGCGTTTCTTCCAGCGGTGCCGGCCCTTCCGAATCAAGGCCGATCGTGCGGAATCCCAGCTTGTGCAGCTCGTTCAGCGCGTCGGCGAGATTGGTGATCTGGATGTAGGGGATCAGTTCCAGCGCGCCTGATGCGGATTTGGCAAGCACACCGGATTCTGTCGGGCTGTGTCTCTGGGTGGTGATAACGGCGCCTGCGCCGAATGCCACGGCAGACCGCATGATAGCGCCGACATTGTGCGGATCGGTCACCTGGTCGAGCACGAGAAGGAGAGGGCTCTCCTTTAGGGCATCGAGCCGGCGAACCGGTAGCGGCCGTGTCTCGAGCATCACGCCCTGATGGATCGCCTCTGGGCCTAGCACCTTGTCGATATCCTGAGGCGATACAAATTCCACCGGGAAAGGCTGGGCGGTGGAATCACCGATATCCAGACGCACGAACGCGTTCTGGGTCACCGTCAGCTTGATCAGCTTGCGCTCTGGATTATCCAGCGCGGCGCGCACGGTATGCAGGCCATACAGTAAGACCTGATCCTGCTGCAGCTGTGGCGGGGTCCAGTCCTTGTTGGACTTGGGTCGCCTCTGCTGCTGCGGCGTCGGGATTTCGCCACGTTCACGCTTCTGGTCGCGCACCGCGCGGCGCAGGGTCGCGTAATGGGTGTCGCGGGCGGATTTATCTTTGGGGTCTTTTGTGCTCATGCCGCCTTATATAGGCGTGCATCTGTCCGGCAAAGCCTTTCCACAGGGGGCTCGGTGGACAACGTAATTTTTTCGTCATTTTTTCAATAAGGTCGTGTTGACAGAAGGAAACGAGCCGGTCATATAGCCGCCACAGACGACGGGGCGACACGCTACCGGGTCTGACGAACTTGGTCTCACGATCCAGACGGAATACTGGAGGGATGCCCGAGTGGTTAAAGGGGACGGACTGTAAATCCGTTGGCTCAGCCTACGTTGGTTCAAATCCAACTCCCTCCACCATTCTGCACGGATCGAAATCGCCACCGCGGGTATAGCTCAATGGTAGAGCAGCAGCCTTCCAAGCTGAATACGCGGGTTCGATTCCCGCTACCCGCTCCACAAACCTTGCGAGCATGGTTTGCTACTGATCTGAATTTCCTCGATAAATTTCCATATCAGTTTAAACGCTCTGGCTTTATCTCGCTTTTCGCACCACAAATCGCACCACAAAATGATGCACAAAAGGCGCGCTAATGGGTAGACATCGCAAAGGCCAAGACGACGCGGATCGCTATCTCGCCAAGCGGCAGGGCAAATTTTATTACAAGCGTCGGGTGCCCTCGGATCTCGCCGGCAAAGACGATCGTGGCGATATCGTAACCTTCTCCCTGAAGACATCTGACATCGTCCAAGCCCGCCGGTTGAGAGACGTTTATGAGCAGGCGGATGATGAATTGTGGGCGTCTCTCCTCCAGGGCGAGGACGTCAGCGAGGGGCAACGGCGATACAAAGCTGCCGTGTCTCGAGCAAAATCGATGGGATTCGTCTATCGGCCGGCGCAAGAAATCGCGTCCAGCGAAACGCTCGAGTCGATCATCCGCCGAATCGAGAGTGTAACTATGACGCGGCCTGTGGCCGAGGCGCTGACAGGCGCGGTCACTCGTCCAGCCACATCAATATCTCAGGCGTTCAAGGACTATCTCAAGGAGATTGCTCCGCAAGAAATCGTCGGAAAGAGTGAGGGGCAGCGGAAGCGCTGGACCAATGGCAAGCAGCAGTCGGTCGACTCGTTTATCGAGGTCGTAGGTGACATCGATATCGAAACCCTTGGTCGAGAAGACACGCGGAAATATTACGATCACTGGCTGAAGAGGATCGCGCCGGCAGAAGGAACGCCGACCCACACAGCATCGATCGGCAACCGGCGCTTCGGAGACCTGCGTGTCTTCTACCGTGCCTACTTCACGCGCCTCGGCGAGCCCGATCGGGTCAATCCGTTCGACAAGCTGACATTCAAGGAAAAGAAAAAGCGGAAGTCAAAGCGCCCGGCGCTACCGCATGAGTGGATCACGGAGACGATTCTCAAATCTCCGAAGCTCAGGAAGATGAATGAGGAAGCGCGGCATATCATGCTCGTGGTTGCCGACATTGGCGCCAGGCCGGGCGAGATCTGCAATCTGACCCCGGAGCTCATCGATCTGACGCATCCCGTTCCGCACTTGAAGATCGAGCCGCGTGACGACCCTGAAGATCCTCGAGAGATCAAGACCGAATCCTCGGTCCGTGTTGTGCCGCTGAGCGGCATGGCTCTCGAAGTGATGAAAAAGCATCCGAACGGCTTCCCGAAATACAAGGACAAGGAAAGCTCTTTCTCTGCAGCGGTGAACAAGTTCATGCGGGAGAACAAGCTGTTCCCCACCGCCAAGCACACCGTCTATTCGTTCCGTCATTCCTTTGAGGACAGAATGAAAGAAGCCCGGGTTGATTCCGAGCTTCGTCGTATTCTGATGGGACACGCGGTAGATCGCGCTGAATATGGGGAAGGCGGGTCGCTCAAGCTCCGCCTCGAGGAGATCAAGAAGGTCGCCCTTCCTTACGATCCTTCGATCGTTTGAGCCGCTCACGTACGGAGGCCAGCCTGTCAGTGCTGGCCTTCATCGTTTCGAGGTCAGCCTCGACCCGTTCGAAGATCGGGAGGAGGTTGACGCCGTCGTCGCCGAGAAACACGATGATCTCGGCCAGCTTATCCAGCGCCCGTTCCACGCGCTCGACGGTCAAAGGGGCGTCTTTCGCCCGGGTGGTAATCATCTCTACTGGTCCATAATTGGGGGTGCATGCGTATTCAGATTTCTGCGAGCGCCTCCTGCCTCGCGCGGTTGAGTTCGGTCATTGCCTCGTGCGAGCCGCCGGGTACGTCGGGGTGGCGCTGCTTGGAGAGGCGCCGGTAAGCTGCCTCAATGTTCTCTGCTGTAACCGGGCCGGAGGTAATGATGCCGAGAACCTCGCGCCACGGTCTTTTCGGGGAAGGAGAGGGAAGAGCTTGCAACCCGGAGAAGGTGGCGCGCACGATGTGAAGGCCGCCGTGTCGAAGCTCAGTGCGTCGGCCGTCGATGATGTGATGGATGGCCTGCACGTTGTCCTCGACCTTAGGGTAGCGATCCACTGCTATGCAGACGGACATTCCATCCCATCGAAACCACACGGCCACCCCGGGATCTGCAGGCCGTTCGACGCCGAGGGTGACGTTTGACGAAATGACGATACCCTCAACTTTCTTCCCCGAGTCGGAGGCAAAGAGCTGGATGGAAGTCCGGACATTCTTGAGAGCAGCTGGCAGCCCCGTTTTGAACTTCGATGCCGAGCGCTGCTTGTTGCGCGGGATATTGTCCGGCCATGTGAGCGGATATGCGGCGGGCTCCATGATCAGTTCCTCGCTGCTTTGCGGCTTCTGAAGGCGACATCGACGTGGTGGAGCATCTCATCCAGAGAGAGACCAGCTTCCGTTGACCTCTCGACCAACATGAAACTGAGTGCAGTTATGACTTCCTGGGTGTGCCCAGGAAGAACGCTGTCGATTTTCTGCATGGCGGTAACGACCACCGCTGTGTTCACTTTTTGCATTTTAAATCACCAATGTAAGTTGATCTGAGGCACGGGTAACTGCGGTGTAAAGCCAGCGGGCGGCGTTCTCCCTGAAGGCTGCGCTTTCATCGAAGACGCATACGGACGGCCACTGAGAGCCCTGCGACTTGTGGCAGGTGATGGCGTAGCCGAAGGTGAATTGCTGTGTTCCGCGGAGCTCCTTGAAGGGGAGCTTGGCAGCCTCGACGTCGTCACCAAAGAACTCCTTGCGGACTGAGCACTTAATCGGATCTCCGCCACGGTCCTCGTCGGCCAGCCATAGGGAGATGGCCTTCTTGAAGCTTTTCGATTTCTGGACTGTGAGGATGTCGCCGTTGAAAATCTTCAGCGGCTTGTCATTGCGGAGGCAGATCAGCGGCTCGCCCTTCACGGGGAACTCTTCTGTCTTGCCGGCGATCTCCCGAAGGCGCTGATTGTATTTCTGCCGGGTGTTGTTGCGGCCGACGATCACCATGTCGGCAGATGTCACGAGCCATGGCTCCAGCTTCGCCTTCTCGGTAACGACCAGCCCGTCGACGTCGACGAATCCCCGGTCCCAATCTCCCTCGCGGATAGATGTTGCGAGACGGATAATCGGGCTTTCTGCTGCTTGCCGATGCACTTCAGTCAGGATGTAATCCGGCCGCTGGTTGGTGAAGTAACCACCGCCGGAAACCGGAGGCAGTTGCGCCGGATCGCCGAGGACGAGAATAGGGCGGCCGAACGATAGGAGATCCTGCCCCATTTCCTCGTTCACCATCGAGCACTCGTCGATGATGATGAGAGAATAGTCATCGAGCGAGTTAGGACTTTTGAGCGTGACGGTCACCTCGCCGGTTACCGAGTCCGTTTCGGTGTTGTAGATCAGCGAGTGAATGGTCCTTGCGCCTCTACAGCCTTTCGAGCGCATCACGCGGGCTGCCTTACCGGTGAAGGCCGCGAAGGCGACCGGGCCGCTGGCGTGTTGAGCCAGGTGCATCGCGAGCGTCGTCTTCCCGGTGCCGGCATATCCCGACAGGTAAAACACCGGCTTGTAGCGCATTCGCAACCATGCGCCGGCCAGAGACAGAGCTTCGTTTTGCTGGGGAGACCATTTCGTCATTCTGCAGCCTCCTGAAAACTGGCGTCGCGGGTTGCCTTGGGGCGAGGGGCGGCATCGGCGAGAAGGGCGCCGACGCACGCCTCCATCTTTTCGACGGAAACGGCGTTGCCGATCTGCTTCACCTGCTGGGTCTTGGTGCCCGCGAACTCGTAGCGGGATTCCTTGGTGTGGAAGCCCATCGCCGCGGCGAGCTCGTGTGGCTCGAGCATCCGGAAGAGGATGTCGTATTCCGGCGTTGCTTCTGCGATCGCGATCTCGCCTCTATTCGCTCCTGTGATAGTGGGCAGCCCATCGATGTCAGGGTTGAGCACGCGCTCGTGTCCGCCTGCATGAGTGACCGGTAAGACGACTGCAAACTCTCCGCCCTTCGCCGTGGTCATTGTTGGCAGCGGGTCCTTCTTGATATCACGGGCGGTAGCACCGCCGTTCGATTGCGTGACCGGGACGATGATGCCGAATCTGGCTTTCGTTGTGGGCGTAGGGAGCGGCACATCGGTGGAAACGCACGTCTCCCCAGAGCCTGAACCATAGTAGGGCGAGATCAGCGCGTGTGCGCCGCCTGTAGGTGCTGTGGGGATTGGCTCGCTGGTTGGCCGCGCAGCCCCGCCAGAGGCTTGCGAAAGCACAAATGGCTCTACCACCGCATATGAGCTGCTCTCCCCGTGGACCGCACCCAGCGGGTCTTCTATGCTGTGAGCCCGCCGGCTGTTCGGATCTTTCTCACGCTTGTCGTTGCCGTGCGCAACGGTGATCAGCATCGGCCGAGCGCATCCCGGCCGCTCGTCGACTCCGGCCCCACCTGTCATGATCGTCGGGAGAGGGTCTTTGGCGGAGCGTGGTGCTCCACTGCTGTGCTGTGAGAGGATGATCGGCTCGGCAGCGAAAAGATGGGGCGCGTGCGCGGTCTGCGTGGGCAGCGGATCTTTGGTGCTGGAAGCAGTCGATTTTCCTTTCATGTTCACGATGACAGGCTGCGCCAGTCCGATGTGGTTGCCGTGGGCTGCGATGGTAGGAACTGGCTGGCTCGTCGGCGCCCCGTTGGCGTTACGGCGCAGGGTGACGACCATAGGTTCAGCGCTCTTTCCACCACGGGCAAACTCATCCGGAGCGATCCGAAACTGGCGGAGACGGGCTATAAGGTCTCGAGCGAGCGCCCGCCGCTTCTGTTTGGCCTTCTTGGAAGGCGGAGCATTGCGGGCTGCCACGGTCCACTGGATATAGAATGCAAGAGACCGCTCGATCTCCTGCTTCAGCAAGACGATGAAATGTTGAGGCCAGTTGTGCTTGGTCGCTCCAGCGTAAATGCGAGCGAGCGTCTTCGGCGCGAGAGGCTTCTTGCGGCGGAAGATCGATTTACCCTTTATCGACCAATCGATGATCTCGCTCGCTGGCCGCCACGGCTTCGCGCCTGAAAATAGATCGCCGTTCACCTCGTCGCGCTTCCGGTGGGTCGGCATGGGCCAAGTCACCTTGCGATTATCAGACCGGGCCATGAGGATGAACCGCTGGCGGGTGGTGGCGCCGCCGTAGTCCGCCGCATTCAGCTTTCTCCACTCGGGCTCAAAGCCCAGACGTTTGATCGTCTCGATCCACGCATGGAAATACTCGCCCTTGCGGGACTTTACGGGCTTCCCGGTCCGGTGGTCGACCGGTCCCCAGCTTATGAACTCCCAGACGTTTTCGATGATGATGCGCTTTACCCGCAGTTCGGTAAGCCAAGTGATGATATGCCACGGATCGGAGCGCTGCTGGTCGCTAGTGGGCTTGCCGCCGCGCGCGGTGCTGTGGTGGGTGCAGGTGGGCGATGCCATGAGGAGGTCGAGATAACCTTCGGGAACGATCAGGTGCGGTCGCACCGTCGCGATATCCTGAACGTAGTGGCGAGCTTCCCTGTGGTTGCGCTGATGAGTGTCGATCGCGACCGGCCAATGGTTAAGACAGACCAACTCCATCTGCAGCCCCATCTTTTCGATCGCGCGCTTTGCACCAGTGGACGAGCCGCCGGCACCACAAAGCAAATCCGCAACGAGTAGCTTCTTCGTCATGCCGCGCCCCCAGTCAGAGGTGCATCGACCCGGATCACGGGAATGTACCAGTTGATTTTGATGTTCAGCCCGCCTGGCTCGATGTCGCCATACTCGCCAACAATCCACACCGGCTTTTCGCATCGAGGATCGTGGGCGCCGTCGTGACGACGCCACCGCTTGCCGGGCGTCGTGCCGGTCGGGTAGGTGGCGCTGTAGTCGTCCAGCGCTTCAAACTCCGCCTTTGTCATGTGGAGGGGAGGTAGAGTGGCATAGTCGAAGCCATGCCGTTTGCAGTCTCGAGCTTCAGAGCAGAGCGATTTGATCAGTCTGGCGTGCTCGCTGTCGCCGTAGTCGGAATCTCCGCATTCCCGGCAGGAGTAGACGGGTACCGAGCAGGTGGCGTCCGGGTAGCATCCGCAGTTTGCGCCGCCGAGGATCACCATGATGTGGCCGTTCGCGCAGTAGTTCAGGTGAGGGTCACGGATCATGGCTGTGCCCCCAACTCAACGGCTTCAATGATCGCCAGCCGGAAAGCTTCGCGGATTTCGCTATGGTAGCCCTTCGCATAGACAAGGGTGCCGGACTTCCGATTGAATCGGATCTCCACAAACTGGCCGTCCACGATCGCGTGCTCGACAGAGACGCGACCGAGTGCTGCAGCCTTCTCCCACAGCACGTCGAGGGTGAGTGGCGTGTCATATGTCGGAGATGTGCTCGCCGACTTGCGCATGTCGAGAAGCCTCATATCACTCACCCTCCAGCATCAAGGCAACTGGGGTGTCGCGCATGGCGCAGTGCGAGCAGAGCAGGAGGCGCTTACCTGGCATGCGGTGTGCCACGTTCGTAGATGGCGCTAGCGCAGCGGCGATCCCTGCAGCGCCACCCATCATCATCTCGAGGCCATGCTGCTGCTGGATGCTGCGGAGATCAGCGATACATTGGGTTACCGTCACCTCGTAGAAATGGATGTCACCCGTTTGGAGTACGCCTTTGCCGCAGCCAAGGCAGTTCTCGAGCTCCGTGCGATCGAAAGGTCTTGGGAGTGCATTGTTGACTGGGGTCATTGGATTATCCCTTTCGAGAGCGCGATAGCGATGGCGGCGACGAGCAAAACGACGCCGGCGAACGTCATCAGCTTCGCGCGCCGATACCTTGCGCGGACCTCGGCGCGAGTGTCTTCGATGATCTGATCGACATTGCTCTGAGCCTTTAACGATCGCCTGTGAGCAGCGTTTTTCTCGAGGTCGCGCAGGGCGTCCTCTACGGCAAGGGGTGTGGCACGGTGCACGAGGTCCAGGTCGGATGCAGATAGAAGGATACGCCCGTCGATCGACGCTTCCGCCAGCCGACGAATGACGGACACCTCGCGCTCCATCCTCCATATCCGGCTGCGGTAGTGGCCCCGCCACATGCCCGGGACCATGTCATCGACGGCCAATTGTTTCTCTTCGAGATCGGCCTTCGCAAATTTGAAAGCGTCGAGGAAAAGTCCCGTCCGGTGCAGGATTTCTTTCGTCGGCACCCATGCCATAGGCTCGTTCGGGGTCGCGGCACTCATGCTCGGGCTCCCTTCACTGGCTTGACCTTGGTGATAAGCGCGGTCGGGAACCGCTTCTTGATTGCAGCCCGCGCGCCGGCAGGGTTTTCAGCCTCGATGTATTTTGTTCCGAGGGTCGTGTAGACGCGGAACGTCGTCGTTGTGCTCGTCGTCTGAGCCTGCATTGTGGGTCTCCTGAGGTGCATACTTGCGGGTTTGGAACGGGCGTTTCGGCCACTTGCTTTTCTTCTGGGGTCTCTCCCCCTCATCTTTTGCCAGCATCCGCCGGCGAGCTTCCTCCTGTTGCGCTGTGAGGCGGCGGACCTTGGCAATCTTTCCGACGTCCCCATCCGCGGTGCTGATCCGTTTCTCACCGCCGGCACCGAAGGTCTTGACCTTGTGTTCGGCGATGAGGAGCATTTCGATATGGTCTGGCGAGTTCGCCGGTGGGATCGTGTCGTTCGTCAGAGGATTCCAGGGGCGAAGCTCGAGGGCCGGTTGGTGATCGAACTGCACATCCGCCGTTGTGAGGCCGAAACGGCGGAGTGCTGCTATCAACTTAACCCGATCGGGAATTGCCTTTCGGCGCTTCGGCTTGGCCAAGGCTACCTCACGCGAACGGCGTGCCTCCCAGGCCCCTGTTGAGCCAATGGCGGGCCGTGGCCTTGACCTCCGGATCGAAGTCCTTTGCGGGGTCCAACACCCACTCGAGGAAGCCTCGGTCCATTTCCGACCAAAGCTGCCCTTTGTGCTTGCTGAACATGACGCGCTTCTGCAGGACGATCGTGTTCGTCAGTGTGACGAGAGAGGCCGGCTCCTTCATGAGCAGCATCCGCGAGAGGATGTGTGCGGTCACGTAGGAGTCGGGGCCGGCGCGGTGCGGGGGCATGGCGAGCTCCGGCCATTCGAAAAACTGGTCGACGTCCAGCCAGTAGCGCAGCGTCTGGTTCTTATAATCTGGAGCGTCTTCCCAGAGGTGCTTCGCGCACACCATGGTGCACACCCACGGCAGCCCGCCGCCGCCGAAGAAGGCGCGCTCATAGGCGGCATGGTGAGAGACGAAATAATCGCCTGGCTGCATGTCGGTCATCAGAAGCTTGAAGGCTTCGTCCACGCGAAGTGCATCCTCAAGCATGTCCTCGGAGATGTGATGAACCCCTCGAGCTTCCGGAGGGATGGGGAGGTGAGGGTTGACCAGGCGCGACTGCGGTTTGAAGACGTGACCGGTCTCGCTCACGTCGGTCCAGCCAACTTCCACCACACCGACCGGCTTGCCTGCGGCTTTCTCCTCGATCTTGCCGGTTGTTTCGAAATCGATGACACGGAACTTCATAGCCCAACCTCCTCGCGGGAGGGGCTGGAACTGGCGACATAGTCGTGCAGCTTCACGCGGGCGGCCAGAACCTGCTCGCGGGAGAAGTTCTCGAAGCCACGGAGCAGGCGGTCGGCAGGAACATTTCTGGCGACGGCATCAACCGCTGCTTTCACAGCGGGATCTGGATGCTCGACGGTAACTGAAATCCGATGTGCGCCACCTGTTGCGACGAACCTGTCCACCAATTCGGCGGTGAGCTCTTTCTGCTTCAGGTCATCGATGAGCGACTGCATCGCTGTAGTAAATGGTTGGGTCATTTAGGTTTCCTTAGGTGCCATATTCGGCGGGTTATTCTCGAATGATTGGAGCCGGTTACGGGTATTTCCCAATGTCGAGCTTTTCGATCTCGAGCAGCGACTTAACCTTGTGGACGAAGACGGCGTGGTCAGCCGCCCAAGGCTTTTTGGCGTTGTCGGTGCGGATCGCCCAATCGGTGGCGTCGATGAACGCCTTGAGGAGCTCGTGCAGATATTCCGGCAGCTCGGCTTTCCATGTCACCGAAGCTTCCTTGAGGACGCCGCGCCGGGAACTGGGCTCGAGCTCCATATTCAGGCCGATCTCCAGGATCTTCTTCGCCGCCTCGGCAACTTTCGGATGATCTTCCTTGGCGATCATGACGTCTGGGAGGTCTGGCGGTGAGGTGGGAAGCTCCTTCTTGGCCTCGGTGGGCTGGGGGTCCTGACTTTTACCATCCGTAGCGTCGTCAGGTTTGGCCTGAGACGAGCGTTGCGCCTGTTGCTGCTGCTTCGCCTTGCCCTTGGTCTCGTTTCGCTGCTGGGCGGGCTCCTTCTGCCGGTCATCCTGCTTTTCTGCGGTCTGGTCGATGTTGACGGCGGGCTTGTTCTCGATCGCCTTCGTCGTATTGGCCTCGAACACCTCGCCGGTGAACGGATTGGTCCGCTCCAGCGTCCGGGGCTGGTTGAAATCAAACATGTCGTCCTGGCGCTCGAGAAGGGCGCGGATCTTATCGTTGTTGATCGGGACGTACTTCGAACCGCGGCGGAGGACCGCCTTACGATACATTTCGTTGGTCCACTTCTTCCACGCCGGGCTGTCCGGGGCTTTCGAGGCATCCCGCACCTTCTGGAAGTCCTCGGCCGACATCGTCTCAAGGTGCATCACGCGCTTCTGGTCGTCACGGAAGACGGCATAGCCGCCGACGACGGCGCCGCGCTGCTCTGGCTTGGCGAACGGGTCCGACTTGTGCACCAGCGAATCCGGGTCAGCCTCGTTGAGGATGAACTCGTCGTTTTCGTGCACCAGTTTGCAGACGATGTTGAAGACGCCGCCAAGTTCCTTCACCCGCTTGATGATGCCCTGCACCATCGGCTGGTAGTTGGCGAGCAGCTTGCGCTCCTTGTTGTCCCAATAGGATAGGAGCACTGCTTCCTTGGAGTCGGGCACAAGGCCGTCGGCCGCACACTTTGAGATTTCGCGGCGCAGGCTTTCGGGCGTGCACTCCAGGATCTTCGGCTCTTGCATGACGGCGATCATGAAGACCGAGCGCAGGCGATCGAAGCTCTGGCCGTTCTCCCGGAGCAGGGGCGCGATATCCGCCGCCATACTGTCCAGGAAGACCCCGGCTTCAGCGGTGATTTGGTTGCTCATATTGGATTCCTCTGTTGTGGGTGGGCATTACGGATTTGTTCAGGCGGAGCGCGCCCTTCGGCGGAGGTGTCCACAATGCGTTCTCACCCCACGTCGCCATGTACTTCTGGTAGGTGTGGAGTGCATCGTTGACGATGTTGCCAGCGTGCTTGAACATCTCGTCGGCGGTGTCGACGGTGAGGGTGATGGGGATCATGCCGTTATCCCGGCGCATCATCACCCACGTCCATTCAACGCCATCGGAATGGAGGAAGTCCTTGAGGTATGAGCCTGCGGGCGGAGTGCCGAACACCTGGCCCATAGCGAGGAGCTCGCGGCCGGCATAGTAGCCCTCCATGTAGCCCGCGACCTGAAGGTCGTAGCATTCCTCGTAGACCTTCCTTAGCGCAGCTTCATCGTCAGAGCCGCCCTTGAACGTCTGGAAGGACTTCAGGTCGACGATGATGGACTTCACTCGGGTCGCCGTCGGTGCGAGCGAATAATCGAAACGGCATTTGCGACGGATGCCATGCTGGTCGATCCAGAAGATCGACATTTCGGCGGCGCCGTTGATCAGCGAGCCAGCGACCATCACGGCCGACAGCATGTCGTCGCGGTGCATGTTGCTGACGGCGTCCTCGATCTCGATTACCTGCCGATCGGTCAGCTCCGTGTGGTCAGGGTGCTCGAGCCTCCAGCGAGCAAGGATCTCGTCGAAGATCGGAGGGCAATCATCCAGGAGTTTCGCGCGGGCGATGAGCTCCGGCTTGTTGCCGGTGAGCTTCTGCCCGTGCATGCGAAGGAAGTCCTTGATCTGGTCCGTCGTGTTCAGGGCGTCCGGATAGTCGGCCGGCGTTGGGATCTTGGCATAGCGCTCTTCGAATGCTGCCTTGCCTTCCAGAACGCGGCAATGCCAGGCATGGCCCCATTTCAGGTGTTCGGCCTCAACTTCGCGAACGGGACGGAGGCGGTCGTACTGCCACTTGCACGGCTTCTTCGCCAACTCCTTGATCGAGGTGGAGCCGAGCGAGTTATCGGAGTGATAAATCTTCTCGGGGAGGTCGAAGTAGATGCCAGGCGGGAGGGTGTAGGTGCCATCAGCGTTGCGATGCATGTCGTAGGTATTCATACTGCACCGCCTTTTACCCGGTACCGGATGATGTCGCTGTTGAAGTTCGAGTCTTCGGGTGTGGTGTGTTTCCACCAGAGTCTATGAACGCGTCCCTTCTCGGCTCTCCCGTCTCGGGTTTGGATCTCTACGAGCGTATCGTCATCGAGGTCCGGCTTTTCATCCACGCCGTTCCAGACGATCCAAGCCTCGTTGTCGAAGATGCCTTCCTCCGGGGGAGGGATGACGACATCGGGAAGGGCGCCGCCGATCAGATCAGCCAGAGCGCGAAGAGTGTTCGCCGCGCTGGCTGCTTCCTTCTGATGCTGGAGCACCTTGTTGTGGTAGCTGTAAGCTGCGGCGACCTTGATCTCGGTGCCGACGACGGGGTCGCGCTTCCCCTTATTAAGCGCTTCCCACCCACTGTCGTAGGTGCCAGAGAAGCCTGCCGCGGCTGCGATTTCGCCACCAGTCATCTCGACGATGTAGCCGTTCCCGGTCGATGCGATGATCTTCATGCCGCACCGCCTTTCATGTGCAGGCTCACTCCGTCGAGGAAGAGTGTGTCCCACGCGGACCTGAAATCCGTGTCCGGGCTCAGCCGCATGGTCTCGATCAGCTCGAGGATCGAGACAACCCGAGCGGTTGCCGCTTCGTTGCTGTCTGCTGCGAACTGGTAGCCATGGTTGGCAGGCTGCAGGATATGGATTGGAGGATCTATCGGCTGAGCCGGATCGAGGGCGTAAACCATAAGCTCGTGGGTTACGCCTTCTTTGTAGATTGCCGGGGTCGGCAAGCCTGGAATTTCGGTCGTGAGGTCGTAGAGGAATACGACATAGCTGTGCCAGACGGGGTGAGCCCAACCAGCCTCGACAATCCATGTCTTACCAAAAGACGGTACGACCACGTCGGCGGGAATGTATTCTCGGAAAGTCACTCGGTTACTCCTCAATAGAGCGAACCCGACCGTCCTCGATGACGATCGCGGTCTCGCGGTTGGACTGGACCGTCTCAATCCAAAGCTGGAGATCATTCTCTTCGGCGTAGGAGGTGAGAGCGGCCATGGAATCGTTGTCGAGGAGTGAGCCGTCACGAACGCGCACGATCCGTAGGCGCGGGTTCATGGCGCCAGCTACAGCGATCGATACGCGCAGCTGCTCTGCATCGCTTGCCTGATTGAATGGCTGGCCGTTGAGAAGGATAGCCTCCTCGGTGAGCTCCAGACCGGCAACCGGCAGCCTCGCCTCCCTGACGGCCTTGGCAGCCGCTTCCTTGCGGGCCTCTATCGTCTTCGTCAGGGAGGCGGACGTTTCTTCGACTTCGGAAAGTTCTTTCTCGAGCGCAGCGCGTTGCTTCTTGCGATCGACGCGGCGATTGATTTCCTCGGATTCGGTAACCCGCCGGCGGATAGCCTCGATGTCAGCTTTCTCAGCGGGATCGCCAAGGCCGTCCTCCTCGTCGCGGAGTTCCTCGAGGTCCAGCTCAGCTTTAACAATCTGCTGCTGGAGCTCCTTTACCTGCAGCTTCTTGAAGGCGATCGTCTCTTCCATGTTGTAGATGCGTTCGGCAATGTTCGCTCGCTTCGCGACCACTGCGTCGGATTGAGCGTTCCTCTCGAGCGCAGACTGCAGCTCCTGCATCAGGTCATCGGAGCTGATACGCTCGTCGGGCGTGTCCTCTGGAACGAATAGCCCATCAATCTGCGCCTTCAGTTCGCGAGCGCGCCGGTTGACGTCCGTGCGCTGGTCGAAGTCGTCCCGATTAGCCTTGTCGGCCGCCTCGAAGTCGTAGTCCGGGACCAGGGCGCGAAGGGCGATGACTTGGTCTCGTGGCTTCATGCGGGAGAAAGCGATCGGGTCGAAGGTGAGGTCTCCGATGAAGCCGCTCAGCAGCTCCTGAGGGCTGCCAAACTTCGCGCCGTCCTTGTTCTTCACCGTGAGGGAGATTGTAACGTCGCCGTTTTCGCGAGGGGTGAATTTCTTCCGGACGACGTATTCGCCAAGGTCGAGCTCAATAAAGCCGCTCTCGGCACCATCGCGCACCGGCTTCGACTGGACCGTCTTGTTTGTGTCCAGAGCCCACCAGATGGCGTCCAAGATAGAGGTTTTGCCCTGGCCGTTTTTGCCAGTGATCTCAACCAGATTACCATCCGGCCGGATCTCAACGGCAACGAGCCGCTTGATATTCTCGGCGTTCAGCTGAACGATTTTCATGCCAAATCCTCTAACGCTCTCAAAGCTGCATCGGCTTCCGCCATGAAGCGGTCGCGGGTCAGAGGAGGGAGCCGGTTCCAACGGCGGACGCAGGCTTGCTCAGGCGTTTCCTTAGGGGAGACAGACGTGCCGACGCCCCCGCGAATGAACTCCTGATAAATTGCAAACGCTACCGCTTCGACGCGGTCGCCACTCATTGGTGAAGCCCTAAGGCTCGGCCCAGAACAGCCCGGCGCGCATGGTCAACAAGATCAATTTGAGCAGGCGAGAGCGGCTCGCCGCGAAACCAAGCGCGGATCGCTTCTGCCATTTCGTTCTGGGATTTGATGTTGCTCGCAGGGTGCATGGTTGCCTCCATCTGTGCGAACAACGTACGTTATGTACGAAATAGGGTCAAGTACGTTTTGTACGAATTTTGTTGATTTGCTGAATGCTGTATCGTACGAAAAGAAAAACCCCGGTCGGAAGCCGGGGTCTTGAAAAGAGAGCGGTTGGTTGAAGACGGTGGCGCTCTCTCCGTGTGGTCACGGTTTGTTCTATACCACTGGGCGCAGGAAAATAGAAGCCCCACTCCGAAAGTCCGAAGGGGTTCCTGCCGTGCCTTACCAGAGGCAACGAGATAGTGCGGACAATTGGCGGCGCTGGATAACGACCGACAAGGATGGGTGAGAGGCGGCTCCGTCGTTCAAATCACCTGGCATAGGGGCTAACTCCGGATGCTGTTTCAGCACGGGGCTTAGTCCTCCTATGTCCGGGCTCCAGGCTCACCATCGTTCAAAACAAAGAATCTCTTATAGGTAGAGAGTCTCTTGTTTAAACATCCATTATGACTCTCTTCACACGTCCGAAAACGTAAAGATCGTCACGATCCGCAGGCACGGCCATGTGGTCGGGGTTGGTGGAGTAGGGTTGCAGGCGGTCCGGATTCCGCTTGAACATCTTGAACGTCGCATCGCCGTTATCGACCGAAAAAATGTAGAATTTTCCGTCGATTAGCCGATCATCGGAGCGATCAACAACGATAATGGCGCCATCAGGAGCGATGCGATTCATGGAGTCGCCGTCAACCTGAAGAGCAATCCAGTCACCCTTTGGCAAATCACCCACCTTAATCCGGCGGATGATGTCGTGCTCTTCGACGCCAGGCTGGAAGCGCAAGTTGCTGGCGCTCACCATAGACAGGAGCGGAACGTCGCGATCGGCGATTTCTTCCGCCTCGGCCTTGGTGCCGTAGATCAGCCAGCCGGCGTCGATGCCGAATACCTTGGCGTAAACCAGCGCCATCTTCTTCGAAATCGGGCGGTTGCCGTTTTCGTTGCTGATTAGCGTGTTGAGGTTGAGCTCTTTGGGGAAGGCTTTGACTGCAGCAGACGCAGTCTTAAAGCCCGCCTCACGGCGCGCCTGTCTCAAGCGGAGATAAGCGGTCTCTAAAAGTGGTCTCTGATACATTCGCGCATTATGCACGATTTTTTTCGTCCAAGGTGTACGATTTGCTCTTGCCAAGTAATCGTACGAAACGTACTGTTTTTGATGTTGGGCGTACGCGCCGGACGTTTTCGCTGAATTTTCAACCTTTACGGACGTAGACGAACATGAGCGACCAACCATTATCAGTACCCTCCTCTGTGGCCGACCTCATCGGGCGCTGGGACTCGATTGCTGAGTTCGCCAATGACACCGGATGCGGTTACGAGGCTGCCAGAAAGATGCGGAGCAGGGGCAGTATTGCCCCGGCCAACTGGGAGGGTGTGATAGCTGCTTCCGAAAAGAAGGGCGTGCCCGGCATCAATTACGAGTGGCTTGCAAAACTGCGGACTGCTCAGCCCGCAGCATAAGGCTGCGTTTTTCATCTTGGTTTCTCCATACGCAAAAAACAATTGGAGGGACCATGCCCAAGAGCGGTCAAGTTCCCGTCGAGCATCATGCAAGACTGTTGAGATCGCTTTTTATTTCTCCTTTTGGCTGGGGTGAGACGGTGAAATCGGGGTGGACTGAGGCGAAGGACGCCACGTTAATCCGGATGTGGAGGCAGAACGCGCCTCTCAGGGATATCGCCGCAGAGATTGGCGTCAGCCACATCGCCGTGCGGGCGCGGGCGTCAAGGTTACAGCTCCCGCGCAAGGAGCGGCCAAGAAAGGCCGACACTCCAGGCTCGAGGATAGAAGACGGACGGTTTGTGCCGCCCGCGCATATCGAGGCCCATAAGAAAGCCCGCCGGGGCTTCGAGGTGCCGAGGCAACTGGAGGCTCAATACATAGAGCTCCTGAAAACTGGGATCCCAATCTCTGAGGTTCGTCAGAAGCTTGGGCTGTAACTCAACCAACTCAATAGGTTTGCGATGATGACGAGAGACCACAACGAGAAGACCGAGCAGGAGCAGTACGAGGATCAGCAGTTCCTCAAGGGCTTCACCGAGCTCAAGGATATTACCTCCGAAATGGCCGGCATGAAGGGCGACATGAACGCCGTCTACAAACGGCTGAAGGATCTCGGCTGGTCCAAAAAGGACTACGAGTTTGCGAAGTCCCTCGAGGACAAGGATGTCGGTCAGGTCATCGCCGATTTCGAGCGCAAGATCCGCATCGCGAAACTGTTCGGCCACCAGCTCGGCCGCCAGCTGGAGTTGCTCGACTCCGATCGGACGCCGCAGGTGGACCGAGCCTTCGAAGACGGTCTTGCCGTCGGCAGGCTTCGGAAGAGCACGAGCAATCCGTACCATCCTGGCAGCGAAGAGTACCAGGCTTGGCAGAAGGGCATGAATGAAGGGACTGCCTTCATCAACAAGGAGTTGGCCGCGGAAGTCGCGCCCGACTGATCAACCAGACTGCCGAAATACACCCGCAATTATGCACCCCAGGAGACCGAAATGAACCCCGACTACCTCTACGAAATGGCTCAGACGGTGAAGCTCGAACTCAGCAGTGAGAGAGGCATTGTCATCGGTCGAGCCCAGTTCATCGACAAGTCCAACCAATACTTGGTTCGTTATCTCGCAGCTGATGGCCGTCAGGTCGAGGCGTGGTGGGATGAAGCCGCTATCGTCGCCGCATGATGAACCGTCATGGGGTATCGCCTCACCACGCACCAGCAAAGAAAGCTGGATGCCGCCTTCGCGAGAGCTGATCGCGAGGCGGCACTGAGGAAGCAGGATGGCTGCTGCAAATACTGCCTCTGCAAGCTCACCTACAAAAGCGCTACCCGGGATCACGTCATTGCCCGGGCGGCAGGTGGCCTCGACCACAGCGACAACATCGTAGCGTCCTGCCTGCCGTGCAACCGGCTGAAGGGCAAAATGCCGGTCAAGCAATTCGTTCGAATGATCACCTTTCCTCAGCCGGGAGAGCCGATTGCATTCCGAATGGTGTGGGTAGACCGCCGTCTCAACAAGGCATTGATGGAAATGGAAAAGAATGTTTTCCGCGCCACGGGGAGGAACCGATGAGGCTCCTCGCTTATGGCGGTCTCGCCAACTGGCCCTTCGGTGACCTGATGCCGGGTAGCTTCGATTTCATGATGGTCGACTACCCGTGGCATCAGCAGCTGTACTCCGAAAAAGGCCAGAAGAAAGCTCCGCAAGCTCACTATCGCACCATGCCGATTGAGCAGGGCATTACCCTGCCTGTCATGGATCTGGCAGCGCCGAACAGCGTCATGTGGCTTTGGGCCATCAACCCTATGCTCGATAAGGCATTCGTCTTGATGTCGGCGTGGGGGTTTGAGTTCAAGACCGCCGGCACATGGCTGAAAACCACAAAGAACGGAAAGATCCACTTCGGCACAGGTTACATCCTGCGCGGCAGCAACGAGCCGTTCCTAATTGGCACGCGTGGCAAGCCGAAGACAACGAAGAGCGTTCGGTCCGGGTTCACCGGACTTGCGCGAAAGCATTCCGAGAAGCCCGAAGAGGCGTTCGTAGCTGCTGAAAAGCTCATGCCGCGCGCCAACAGGCTCGAGCTGTTCAGCCGCACCAACCGTCCAGGTTGGCAGCACTGGGGCGACGAGGTCGGCAAGTTCGATGCGGGGGTGGCAGCATGAGCAAGTCACCTGGCTCTTATTTCGTGTTCGATCCCGGCCGCACCATGGGCTTTGCCTACTGTCTGGCTGGCGGTCTCAATATCCGGCACGGCACATGGCGGTTCAAGCAACCATCGCCCGGTGCTGCCTACGCCGAGTTCGTCACCTTCCTCAAGCGCACGCTGGTAGCCTTGCCTGACCCGCAGGTGGGCATGGAGCTTATGACGATCGTGGATCATGGCTCTGACGGCAAGTCTGCGATCGACGCCAAGCAGGTAATGTTCTCCTCTGGCTGGCCGACGCATGCGCAGACGCTTTGCCACTCGATGGGGCTGCGAGAGCCGGAGCTAATCGCGATCTCGACATGGCGTTCGAAGACGCACGGCAAGATGCGCGTGCCGGACAACATGAAGACGGCAACGCAGACCGAGAAGTCCAAATGGCTGAAGCTGCAGGCGAAGCTCTACTGTGATCGGAATGGTTGGTCCTACGAAACCGAGGACGAAGCGGAAGCTCTCTGCATGCTGGACGCGTTGCGCATCATGCATGAGCCTGACTATGCCTTCGACAAGGGCCGGTCGTATCAGCAGGAGTCATTCCTCTGATGGTCGACTTCAAGCTTACATCACAGCCTCCAAAAGTGGCCCGGGTTCGCAGGGGTGGCTGGACATGGGGTCCGGCCGAGGGCGTAAAGCTTCGCACGCTGTCGCTCGGCGGCGGCATCCAATCCACCACCCTTGCCCTGATGGCAGCCCATGGTGAGATTGGCCCGGTTCCAGATGTTGCCCTCTACGCGCCGGTTGGTGATGCTGAGGCTACGCGTGAACACATCCGTTGGCTGGCCTCGGGAAACGTTCTGCCGTTCCCCGTTGTCGAGTTGGACGAGCCAGACGTTACTCTCCGTCAGGCGATCCAGAATCGGGTCGATCAGAGTGGCCGCTACGTCAGCATCCCTGCATTTCTCAGCGGGAAGAAGCAGGGCCAGGATCGCCGGCAGTGCACTCGCGAGTATAAGTCGGACCGTCTCAATGCCAAGCAAAGAGCGTTGCTCGGTTTTCAACCGCGTGAGCGCATTCCGGCCGGTTCAATCGAGGTGTGGATCGGTTACTCCACAGACGAGGTCATCCGTGCCGGCGCGGCCTTTGACCGTTGGGCTATCAATCGGTATCCGCTCCTCGAGGCCAGGATGTCGATGGGCGATTGCATCGAATGGCTCAAGCGCCACGGCTACCCGGTTCCCCCACGTAGCAAGTGCACCTTCTGCCCGTATCGCACGGACGCTGAATGGCGGTGGTTGCGAGAGGCTGACCCAAAAGCATGGGCTGACGCCGTCGAGATCGACAGGCTGATCCGAGAAACGCCCGGCATGAGGGCTAAGAGCTACCTGCACGCGAGCAGGAAGCCCCTCGATCAGGTTGATCTTTCAACGGAAGAGGATCGTGGACAGGGCAACATGCTCTCGGTCTGCGACGGGGCGTGTGGCGTATGACTGGCCGAACACCATGCATCAACCCCTGCTGCAAACGAACAGGCGCGGCGGACAAGTTCCCCGGCGAGATGATCTGCGGCAAGTGCTTTAAGGGCCTGCCGCAGGAAGTCCGCGCCAGCCACAACTTTTATTGGAAGCAGATCCGCAAATGGGAGCGCCGGATATTGAAGACGACGGACGAGCTCAAGCTGGTCCGCATGCGCAACCTTCTTCACATGTGGCAAGAGCGCCTCGGCAAACACTGGGACGCGGAAATCAAGACGCGCGTCACCAACCCGGAGAAGCCGGAAGGGCTTGAGGCTTTCCTCGAGGAGGTTGGCCTATAATGCGGTTCACAGATCAGTTCATTGACGACCTTCGGGACCGGGTCACCATCTCTGACGTGGTGGGTACCCGTGTCACCTGGGACAAGGCCAAGACCCGGCCTCAGCGCGGAGACTATTGGGGCTGCTGCCCGTTTCACGGCGAGAACCGCCCGTCGTTTCACTGCGAGGACCAGAAGGGTCGGTATCACTGCTTCGGCTGTGGTGCATCCGGCGATCACTTCCGGTTCTTCATGGATCTGGACGGCGTCTCTTTCCCTCGAGCGGTCGAGATGGTCGCCTCGCTGGCCGGCGTCAACATGCCGGGGAGTGAGGAGACTGCGGCAGAGAAGCGTCAACGCCAGCAGCGCGAGAGCGATCGCAAGAAGCGGGACGAGCGGCGCGAGCAAGAGCGTCGAAGAGAGGAAGAGCGGAAAGCGGAAACGGTCCGGTCGATCTGGGACAACGCGCGCCCGATCGGCGGGACGCTTGCGGAGCTCTATCTCCGTCATCGGTCGATTGAGTTGAGCGATTTCCCCGAGGGCACGGTGTGGATGCCAAGCCTCCGATTCCACCCGGGTCTGAAGCTCGGCAATGCGCGGCATCCTGCATTGATCGGTGGCGTGCAGGCCAAAAACCGGAAGCTCACTGCAATCTGGCGCATCTTTCTCGGCCCCGACGGCAATGCACTGACCGATGACGAGGGAAAGAAGCTGAAGCTCGGCCTTGGTCCTGCCGTTGGTGGGGCTGTGCGGCTGGGCCCGGTGACCGAAACCCTCCGTGTGGTGGAAGGCATTGAGACAGGCCTCGGCGTGTCGCTGCTCTCGAAGAAGCAGGCATCGGTGTGGGCCACCCTGTCTACCTCCGGAATGATCAACTTCGAAATACCCGAGGGCGTGAAGCGCCTCGAGATTTACGCGGATGGCGATCGCCACCGCCTCAATAAGAAAACCGGCGATCTGATGATGCCGCCGGGGATCGCAGCAGCAAAGCAGCTCCAGTCCAGGGCGGAGAAGGAAGGAGTGCAGGCTGTGCTCTTCCCTTCACCCGAGCCCGACGACTGGTTGGACGTATGGGTTCAGAGAAAGCGCGATGAGCAACAACAGCGAACAGTCCAATATCTATAACCTACAGCTGGAGCAGATCGTTCTCGGTGCCATCCTCCTGAACGAGGAGAATTACTGGAACGTCTCTGAAATCCTGACACTCGATCTGTTCGGTTCGGACGACCACCAGAAGATCTTCGCCATCATTCACGAGTTGGCTTGCGATGGCCGCGCCATCCGCGTGCCAATCGTCGCCGGTCGCATCGGCAGCCTCGCAGAGGGGAAGGACCCCGAGGCCTATGTTTCGATGCTGCTGCACGTAGCGTCCCGAGAGGAGAGCATCCCGCTCAAGGACTACGCGCTCGAGCTTCGATCCTCGTCGACTAGGCGAAAGGTGATTGCCCTCGCGGAGAACATGATCAAGACGGCGAAGGACATCAAGTATGACGCCGACCAGATCGTCGATCGCGCATCGGAGCGGCTGGCGGATATCTCCCGGCAAGCGGCAATCGAGCACGAGTCGACCGTGTCGGGCACCATCGGCCAGATTTACCAGAAGGCATCCGACAGCAAGTCAATGCTCTCCATTCGTCCGTGCCTCAATGGGCTGGAGAAGATGGTCGGGCAGTTCCCGTCGGGTTCGCTGGTGCTCTGGGGAGGCCCGCCGGGTTCTGGCAAGACGGCGATGGCAATGCAGCAGATGCTGTTTTCGAGCACGGTCCACCCGACGTCTCTATTCGAGTTGGAGATGGACAACGTGGCGCTGGTGGCGCGCTCGATCGCAGGCGAGACCGGCGTTTCCATGCGCGACATCATGAAGGGCCTGACCGATGACCAGTACGACGCGCTGATCGCCGCGCAGAAGACGTTCGCGGACCGCCAGATGCGGATCGTGTCGCCGTCAAAGATGACCATCCAGCAGATACGCAGCAGAGCCTACGCACATAAGCGCAAGTTCGGTCTGGATCTCTTAGCCGTCGACCACTTGAAGCTGGTGGAGCGGCCGAGCAAGACCCGCATGGACCCGGTCGAGCGCGCCTATGAAAACGCTCGCGACCTGAAGGCGCTGGCGAAGGATCTCAACTGCGTGGTGATCGGGCTCTGCCAGTTCACGAAGGCAGCGCGACAGAAGGAGCAGCCGGAGCCGGAGATGGAGGACTTCTATGGCGGCTCGCTCGAAGAACACGCCGACATCATGCTCGCAAACTTCAACCGCAACGACTGGCTGAAGCGCAACCCGCCAATGACCAACGCGACCAAGCCCAAGGAGGACCATGAGGCGAAGCTCAGAATGAGCGAGGGGAAGATTGAAGTTTACAAACTGAAGGACCGCTTCGGAAAGCCGCGCGACCGGCACATCTTCGATTGGGATGGCAAGATCACCCAGTTCAAGGACCAGGTTTTCCAAACGCAGGGCTCGTTCCTAGACGATGAGCCGCAGCAGCAAAGAAACAGCCGCATGTCAGAGGCCGATGAGCGCTTCGACCCAGCACAGCTTGGAGCATAAGCCGTGAACGAATTTTCTTACGAGATTGAAACCATCGCCAACGTCGGCATCCACGCCAAGCTGCGCACGGCACACGACGGCGAAATGAAACCCATCCTCGGGAGAGGTGGCGACCCCAAGGTCTATCGCAGCCGCACCGAGGCGATCGAGGATCTGCTGGACCACGTCGTCAGATACATCAACGGCCACATGGTGCGCGACGGGGAGATAGCCGGACAGACGAGGTCCGAAGCGGAGTCCGTCTTCAAGCCGGTGCTTCGCCAGAAGGGCAAGACGCGCCTCATCGCAGTTGCATACAAAGGGCAGGGACGGAAATGCAGGAAAGAAAACGAAAGCAATCAGGACCGCGAGCACAACGACATACCGACCGGACCATCTACATAGTGTGGGTCCTGTGGCTGATCGGAATGTCGGAGCCGAAGATTGCGGCGGCCACGTTCAAGCGGCCGAAGCAGGTGGCCGGGATTGTCGGCCGCTCGCCCTATGCCAACCGATCGGCGATGACGGATGCTGAAAGGCAGCAGGCGCTCGATGAACTGGCGTCAGTCCGGATCGGCGATGACGGCAAGGCGATCGACGGCGGCGCTCTCGACAAGATCCCGATGAAAATCATCCCCCTTAGGGGGCAGCAGAAGAAGAGGAGTGGGTGAGATGGCTACTGGACAGAGCATCCTCGACAGGCTGAAGAAAGCCCAACAGGAGAAGGAGCAGCCGAGCGCGGCGCCGAGGCCGCTGGCTGGCGCCCTGCCGCTGGTAGCGTTCTATGGTCGAGATCCGAAAGCTGAGCATCTCCGCAACCGAATGTATGCGATGATCGAGCGGGCTATGCGTCACGTCGATGAGGAGCTTCCTTCGGATATGGGCGGGGGTCAGAAGGCAAACTGGACCTTCATCGATTTCAAGGACGCGATCGCCGTGGTCAACGCCAACTCCAGCCCGGTGGAATATCTTATCTCGAGGGGTGAGATGGAAACCGAGCTGGACGAGGATGGCATGGCCGGCGCGCGCTATCACACAGCGCTGCGCATTAGAGACCTTCTGGATGGGGCGCAGGTGAAGCAGTTGCGCTCGCCGTCTTGGGAGGGTGGTGGCGGAGGAGGCGGCTCATCGGCCGGAGATATCCGCGGCTATCAGCTCGACTGCATGAAGCTGGTTCAGATGCTGCGCACCACGATGGAGGCGGGCTGGGCTTTCCCGCTGATTGAGGCGGTGGTCTGGAAGGACGACTGGCTGGATCTGGTGCCGGTGAAAACGAAGGCCAGCCGGCGCGGTACGAAGGCAAAGGAGCGGCGTAAGACAGTGATCGCGCTGCACTATGCACTGGACCGGGCGGGGCTGGCCCTCGGCTATATCCCGGAGGGGGACGTTACTGCACGGTGGCCGGAGCCACCTCGGATGCCGCCTGTAATTCGGCGTCGTATTCGGGCGTCCACGGCTTCAAGCCCGCTCGCACTGCAGACATAGCAAGGCGCTCGGACACGGTCAGCTCGCGCTTACCTGTGTAAGTGTTGCTGGCCGTCCACTTGTTGTTGATGCCGATGAGCTCGGCCGCCGCGCTCACCTGGCGCTGTCCGAAGCCCATCCGGGAAGCCCACAGGCGAAAGTCGTTGATGACGTTCATTTATTTCTCCTGACATTTTCTGGTCACCTCCTCAGCCAGCTCGAAGTTGGCATCGTTGAGGAGCAATAGATTGGTAAGGACGAAGACGGAGTGCGGGATATCCTGCTCTCCGTCTAACCATTTCATGACGCGCTCTTGGGAAACGCCGACGATCTCCGCAAAATAGGTCGGGGTCGTGTCGAGCTCGTCGATGGCGAGTGCCAGGTCAACTGGCTTCATCCGCTTGTAGCCACCCGCGCTCCTGCTATCGATCGTCCGGCTATCGTAGAGACGCATGAGCGCTTCCATTGCCGCGATCTCAGCAGACCGTTCGTCATCGAAGAACACAATTCCATTAGCGTTTCTGACAACGTCAGGGACCAAGCCGGGCAGGGCGAACTGCGCGGTGAACTTGTCGCCATTCGGAAGCGCCTTCGAAATACGACGGGATGCGGGTTTACTGGTCATTGTTACTCCGGACTCATTGATCAGCCGACGTTCGGCCAAGTGGGTAAATCATATCTGTCTTTCTTCCTGCCATTCTTGCGGACGGAAATGAAGCCTGTGTTCACGTTGGTGCCAACTTCAGAGAAGGAGTTGGGTGGTAGGTCGTCCCAGCGTGCGCCCATGTCTTCCATCAGTTTGCGGAATGCGACCGACTTTGCTGTCTGCCTAAACTCGGTGCCAGCGGACATGATGGCAATCAACATTCCGTCCGGCTTCAGGAAATTCAGGGCGTGGACGACATGGTCGATATCCCGTTCCCGGTCGAAGGGTGGGTTCATAACGACCAGGTCGTAGAGGCCGGTAGTCTCCGGCTCTATCTGCATGAAGTCGGCGTTGAAAACACGACCGAGCTTTTTGGCTTTCAGGTCTGGGATCAGGTGCGGTTGGATCTCGATGCAGTCGACGACGTGGTCGGCCCGGTACCGTTCTTGGTCCCAGCTCTTTTCGTATATGGGGTAGCAGGCGACGGCGAGGTTGCCGGTACCGGCCGACGGTTCCAGGATCTTCAAGCGCTCGCTTTCCTTCGATCGGTGCCAGATTGGGGAGTTGCGGAGGACGCGCTGAGCAGCGGCCACTGGTGTGGGATAGAAGCCGAAGTAGCGGGCGGGTGATGTCTTCGCCTTTTCTTTTGACAGCGGGTCATCCTCGGCGGTCCTGCCATCGGCCAGCACTTCTCCGTAATATTCGCCGATCAGCTTGTTCACCTTGGCAACGAGATCCTTGCGGGTGAACCAAAGGTGGGCGTTGCCATTCTTGAAAATGCGGACCTTGAAGTATGCGGTCTCGACTTCTGTCTGACGCGCTCCGGACAGACCCTGCCGGGCGAGGTCGATCTCGCCGATCGTCTTGGTGAAATAATCGGCTGGCCGCTTCTGCCGGCGAGCTGTCTCATTTTCCTCGTCCTGTTTGCGCACCTCGTCGAGTTTGCCGTCGAGGATGGTGAAGGTGCGCTCAATGTCGATGAGGGTGGAACGCTCGTCCTTGTGTGAGCTCCAGTTCCAGCTGCCGTATTCGTTGAAGCAGCGGGTGAGGATGATGCGGTTGCCGACCTTGAAGCCGTCGTGCGATCGGAAGCGACGGTCCAGTTTAGCGAAGGCGTTCGCCATGCCGCGCCGGAAGATCGTGTCGGCGTTCAGCATGAACTCATCCAGTGTGGCGAGAACATTCTCGACGGTCACCGGCGGCATGCCCTTGGCTGCCTGCTCCTCGGTGATCAGCTGGCCAGGCTCGCTCGGCTCCTCGATGATGTGCGACATCTGCTCGCGCAGCTCGTCCTTCGCCTGTCGGTCCATCAGGTGCTCGAGTTGGGTGTGGCTGACCACCCATGCCCACACATTCAGGTCGATGATGTGCCGCTTCTCCCGCATGTAGTCGTCGAAAGGGGAGCGACTGATCGGGTGCAGCGCGCGGCGGGTGTCCACCTCATAGGCTGCGTTGTAGGCATTGGTGCGGGGGAAGGCGCGCTTCGCCATGTCGATCGCAGCGAGCTCGGCCTCGTGGGCGGCGTCGATCATGCGGTAGGCGTCCTCGAATAGCTGGAGCGCCTGGTTCCTATATTGGACGATTTGCTCGACCGTGTTCCGGGGGACAATTGCGTTCATGTCTTTCTCCATGGTGCCATAGGTGGCGGGTTATGCGATTACTTGCCGAGTTGAATTTTGGGATGGGGCAACCTTTGATTTAACTATTGATCATTCATTTGCATCTAAAACCTGTTCGAGGTTCGGATGCGACCGCAGGGAGTGCTATGAGTTCTGGTAAGCTGCAAAAACTGCTGAAGCGCGCAATGCTACGTAAAGTATACGCGGTCGTTTTGGTTGGTTTTATTATTCTTCTCGCCATCAGCGGTGCATTGCTTTGGTATTACCGAGATGAATTCGGCGGTGGCGGCGCATGGAGGGCGCTATTTGTCTCGTTGGGAGCTGCGTGGGCCTCGCTAGCGTCAATCGCGGCCAGCTATTATCTCACTCAGCGGCGCGTCTACGAAGACCAAGTCGAGCGGTGGCGGATGTCCGACTGGCAGCTTCTTGAGCGAGGCCTAGCAAACGATTTTAAACACATGACAGCGCGACAGGCCGACAAGCTGGTCTCAAGAGAAGTCATAGCTGAGACGATCGATGCTCGAATTGATGAGGCATTGGTTTCAGGCGTCGACAGGGCGCTTCGCAAACGAGTCAGCCAAGAAGCGAAAGTGGTCGACGTTATCGGCTACATTGATGCTGCTGAGCAGCGCATTAGAACCGTGTTAGATGGCCCAGCTGCTCGAGCTGAGACGCGTTCTGGTTGGTTGATGATTTTAGCGATTGCCATTGGGGCCTTCGGTCTGTTTATCGCTTATCTCCGCGTCAGAGGTTTGGGCGACCTGCCTGAAGGTCTTCAGAGAATTAAGTCCATCGCCGGAGAGAATAGTGTGTGGCCGTATATCATCGCCCTTTCTGCTCCGTGGGTCACGCTGATTGCGCTTGTGGAATTTACTGCGCTGATGTTGTTGAAGCTCAGTAACAAGCTTTCACTCGAACAGCGGCATTACACAGAGCTTCTGGTCGAATTCACTGAAAGGATGCTCGCGCTCAAAGCTGTCGCGCGCTTCGGGAATTCTGATCAAGTCGTTACCGCTGCCTCTCTTCTGGTCAAGAATAATCCGAAGGCGGAAGCCAAAAACGTAGAGATGGAAGAAAGCCTCTCGGCAATAACAAAGATTACCGAGAGCCTCGCTGGGATCGTAAAACAGTTCGCTTCGAAGGAATCCAAACCCGGAGGGTGACCGGGCTCAGACTCTGAGCGGCATCAGGACATAGGTGACGCCTTCGTCGGCGCCATCCTTGATGATCACGGGATCGCCGGGGCCTTGCATCTCGAGCATCGCGCCGCCGTCGAGCTGCTTCAGGATCTCGCCCAGATAGTTGGCATTCATGCCAACCTCGAGGGTGACATCATGGAAAGCGACCATCTCCGTTGAGGCCGCACCGAAGTCTACGTCCTGGCAGGTGATGACGACCTTGTTGGGCGAGAACGAAAGCTTGGCACCCTTGTCCTTCGAAGACTTGATCGCGGTCGCCTGCTTGAGCGAGGTGATGAAGCCTTCGGTCCGGATGGCAACCTTGTGCTCATTGCGTGTCGGGATGACCCGCTGGTAATCCGGAAAGGTGCCGTCGATCAGCTTCGACTCGAGGAACTCGTCCTCTCCGATACGAAAAGAGATCGCCGTCTCTGTGACCGTGATCTGAGTCTGTTCGGGGCATCCTTTTCGCGAGACCATCCGGTAGACTTCCTCGACCGTCTTTCGCGGAATGATCGAGAACGTTGGAGCAGCTTCAGCGCCGGCTGGGATATCGATCTGGTATCGCGCCAGCTTGTGGCCGTCGGTTGCGACGAAGGCTAGGTTCTTCGCGTGCTCGTCGAGGTGCATCAGCACGCCGTTCAGATAGTAGCGCGTCTCCTCGGTCGAGATAGCGAAGCGGACCTTCTGCAGGATAGTCGCCAACGTGGAGGAGGGGATCGCAAAGCTGGCGTTTGAAGTCCTCAGGTTGGTTCGGAAGGACAGGTCCTCTGGGAAATCGTTTCGGGGGATGTCCTGCAGCAGAGTCAGCTTCATCTTGCCGATGGTGACGAGAAGTTTTTCATCCTCACGGATCTCGAAGCTGATGTGTGGAGCGTCCGTAACTTTGTCCATCACGCCTTTGAGCTTGTGGGCGTCGATCACGGCGACGAAGTCTGGGTGTGATGGACCGGGAACGAAGGTGGTGGTGCAGAGATCGAGGTCGGTGCCGAAGATGTTGCAACCGCCGCGCACCGACGTGATGAGAAGGGTGCCGAGCACAGGGATCGTGTTCCCTTTGTCGATCACCTTGCAAGCATTCAGAACAGCTTTCTTGAAGACCGAATAGTTAAGAGAGGCTGAGAGCGAAATTGAGGGGGCTTGTGCTGCTGCGAGCATCTGTTTCTCCTGAGTGCATAATTGCGGGGGCATAAAAAAACCGGGCGCGAGGCCCGGTTGGGTATTCAGTCAACGACGCCGACGCGCCTCAGATATGAGCGGTCGTAACCGTCGTAGATTTTCTTAATCTGCCGGCAGAACTCTCTGCGGCTTTGGTCGTGTTCGAATTTGGCGATGCGAGTTTCGACCATGATCTTATCTCGAGTCCGATCGTGGTCCCATTTGAGCACAGCGCCGAGGTCGTACACCTGCTCCATCGTCTTATCGAAGTTGATAACAACGCCAGGGCAGCGCTCACTCGCATACATGAATTTGATGAAGGCATCGACGTCGGCCGCCGGCGTGGGTGCTGCGAGGGCCGTGGATGCTACGACGAGCGTGGCGATGATCGTATTCAAGGGCGCAATCCTGATTGAGATTGCGCCAGAGATTAAGCGTCGTGGCCGTCTGCGGTCAAGGCGGGCTGCTTAGTCTGCCATGCGACTGCATCTACCGGGTTCGCTTTTAGGAAGGCCTTGCCGTTCCCCCGCAGCACACCGCGGATCTGTTCGGTCGCTTCCGTTATAGCGCGGCCAGGGTTATCGGCCATCACCACGACCTTCATTTTGAGCTCGACGGTGTAGGCGTTCATGATGCCAGCCCCATTTCCTGTTTCGGAGTGAGCTCATATTTCTCGCCGAGCCATTTGATGAAATCGGCTGGCTCTTGGTCTTCAACCCAAGCGCTTCTCACCCTATCCGCATGGTCAGCGACTAGGTCAGCGTAACCCCACTGCTTCTCGGCTTCAGCCCGGCAGAGGAAAGAGAATTGGTCGAGCGTGAGGCTGGCAGTGTGGAATGAGCGTCGGCTGGGGTCGGTGTGTGCAGCCTTGTCCGCTGCGATCATTGCCAGAAGGATCTCGTTGACATCTGGATCGTAGCGGCCGTCGTTGTACTGATTGTCCTTTGCGAGCGCGTCCCAATCCAGCTTAAGGCAAACGGCCGGCACGAACTCGAAATCATAAGCGTCCGAGAACTCGAAGCCGAGAGACTCCATGTGCTTGTAGACGCGGTCGCAGATGTCTCCGGCCTGCATCGCCAGCATCCGCATACCAGGGGAACCAAGGGCGTCGTGCCATTCGTCAAGCTTCGGATGACTCTGGTTGTCGAGCATCCATTCCCAAGCGCAGAGGGCGCCCTCAACCTGGCTGTAGCTGAAACTGTCGCGCTTGATGAAGCGCTCTGGTGCGTCTGTCATGGTCTCTTCCTTGTGCATAATTGCGGGTGCATTTCAGTTCGCCACGCCGAGAGAGACGGCGGTGCAGTAAGCCAAGTGTTCCGGCGGTAGGCGGGACAGCAGGAAGGTCTTCATTTTCTTCGTGATGCAACGAACGTTCGGGCCGCAACCTGCGTACGCCGAGAAGCGCCTCCTTCTCACATTGTATTCCAGCGTCCATCGAATGAGGTGGTCAGCGCTGACATCGATATAGATGAGGACGGCGTCAGAGTTTTTTCTGTCGATCTCGTAGCCGGTGATGCGGCGGCCGATGCGTTCAGGGTTTACCATCGGCGCGCCCTACCAGAGCATAAGCGATGGCCTCGGCGACTGCGGAGGACGAGATCCTTGCCGGCTCCATCGGAAGCCAGGCATCGCTTGTATCAAGCGGGTACACGTTGTGACGGAAGAACTTGCGCTTGGTCGGATCAAATGAGACATAAACACCCATCGGCGGAACGTTGGGCCGGAGGATGAGGTGCCCGTCCTTTCTGACGTTCCAGTGATTGAGGTCCACGTTACTCTCCTTTCGAGCAAAACCCTTTGGCCCTCGCGATGAGTAGCGCCGTCTGTTCGCGGACGTAGGTTTCATTTTTAATGTCAGCCAGCGCGGCAAGGTCTTTCGTCAGCTGGCAGGTATCCCAACTGAACGGCTCGCCGTCCTTGCGCTTGTCTATTTCGACGCCGTCGCCGCCCCATTTGTCGTCGTCGTTCGGGTCGTTTTCGTCGGGGCCGTAGACCATCATCGTCTCGTCGCCCTCGATGGTGTCGTCGATCGAGTAGTTGTAGGCGTCGTGCGTCAGCAGCTTCGCCTTGGCGACGGCTTCCTCGAAGCTGGTCGCCTCGACTTCGGTGTCGCACTCGCCGCGGAAGGTGGCGAAGAGGCGGACGCCATAGGTGCGGAGCACTGGCCCGTCATCGCCGTCGCTATCTTCATCCGCCTCTTCCTCGGCCATGCTGACCGCGTTGTGGATGACGTTGCCGGCTTCCTCGAGGGACAGGCCGCACTCCAGGCGGAGATAGTGCACGAGGTTGGTGGCGAGATCCTTCGCCTTGGTCTGGTTGTCCTCGCCATCCATCCGGCACTCGGATGTGAAGGCGTCGATTGCGGTGGCCGCCCATGCGGCGCGGTCTGCGTTTGTGATGTCGCTCATCGCGATCTCTCCCATGGAAAGGGGCCGGGAAAGGGCTCGAGGAGTGGGGCCCAATAGCCCACGCCATCGTCCCACTCGATAGTCACCCGCCGGAGCGGGGGATCTGCTGTCTGGTTGAGGAGGTCGCGCTCATCGTCGAGCCGGTCTTGTACCGTGATCAAACCTTCACCGCTGTCGATGCGAGGCGCGTGGTCGCGATACTCGTCGATCATGTGCTGGGCTGAGTAGATTAGGTCGTCGTGGTAGGCGAGGTCGGCCTCGAGGAATAGCGCTTCAGCTATCGATCTCGTCGAGGTCAATGCGAATTGCCTCTCCGTTGCTGTCGTGCTCGATCACGTCAAAGACGTTGGCACTGGTGCCGGGGCGTTGCATGTGGGCGAAGGCCTGGCGCGCGGCATCTTCTGGGGAGTCGGCACCTTCGATGTCGATCTCCCATTGGACGAGGTAGCGGGTCATGTCAGTCGCCCTCGACTTCGGCGAGGACTGCGCCGATGAGGGCGATATCGTTCGGGCTAACTAACTCGCCTTTCCGGTAGGCTTGTTCGACAAGCTTGAGGGCCGAGTGCATGTTACGCATTGCTGAGCGTGCCTTATCAAACTCCTGCACAGCCTGAAGCGAATGCTCGCCCGGATCATCAGTCGCGATGTCTTGGAGCTGATTGTAGAGCCGGTCCATGGTGTCAAAGATGGTGGTCATATCGATCTCCGTTTGGTTTTCGATTTATCATGAGTCAGGGCAGCGCGATATACAGTCACCCTCGAGAAAGCTGCGCAGCTCCTTGATGAGCTCGTGGTGCTCTTCCTGCACCGACTCCTCTTCGTCCTCCCACTGGTCGAGGTTGCGGTGGAGCAGCTCGTCCGCCTTCTTGGCGGCGGTGATCAGCTCGGGGATGCCTTCTTGAAGCTCGTCTCCCTCGAAGCCTTCGATGAAGCTGATGACGCTGGTCAGGCCGGGGAAGGTGGGAGTGTCGGCGGCCTCCTCGGACAGCGGAAGGCTTCCGTGGTCGGCGAAGTATTGCAAGGCTGGGAGCAATTGCCGCACCATGTCCTGAGTCAGGTGCATTCGGCTGTTGCAGAGTGTGTTCGCCGGCAGCTGCACCGGGAGCCAGCCTTGGCCAGGCACCATGTGTTTGGGGTCCGGATCGCGGCAGCCGAACCAAATGGCGGCCTCCGTCGCGAGGGAGGATTCCTGTAAATTGCATGCCACGTCGGACCGGTCGGTAAACTCGGCGATGACGAAGCCTCGGTCTGTGCGTCTGGTGATGAGTTGCATATTCGTTCTCCATGGTTGCCATAGGTGGCGGGTTAGGCTTCAGTTCGCTTGGCGGCGGACGTGCTCTCGTCCTTTTTCGGTTATCGACCATATGAAGTCGCCGTTCTCAGCCTGAGCGACAGTCATAAGGCCGAGCTCCACATTAGTGCGAAGAGCCGCCGCGACTTGAGGATGCTTTGCCTCCCCGAGCGCGGCCTCGAGAACGGGGTTGAATTTCTGTGTCGTCATATCTTCCTCTAATGGTGCTGTGATGGGTTTAGCGTGGGGCAAGAGGGAGGCAGCCCCGCGGGAATGCCGAGTTGATGTAACGGTATTCGTCGGGGCTATTGAGCCGCAGCCAATTCAGAGCCCGGGCCTCAAGGCCATCCGGGTTCTTCTCCGCCTCACTACAGACGTGGTGCCAGACGGCATCGTCGTCCTTGAAGAGCCCGGCCTCGTCGTCTTTCTGCAATTGGTACGGAGCGTTAGCCGAACCGTTGCAGTCGAAGATTGCCCAGCCTAGGCCGTCGGCTTCATGATTTATGTCCTCACGAAGTCGCTCTTGCGCGGCTGCGTAAAGGGCATCGCCAATTGATTGCTCCATAATCACACCGAGATGTTGATGCACTCACCGAAGGGCGGAGAGAGCGTGGCGAAGTCCCTCGAGTCCCGACCGTAGACGCCCCACAGAACGGGCATCGGCGGCTGCTGGCCGAAGTCGCTGACGTACATGTCAGTGAGATAGATCGTTGCCCGTGCATCCGGGAACTGCTCTTCGATCTTCTCGAACGTGTCGCTGAAGGCGGTACCGCCGCCGCCAGCGGGGTGCAGTGCCAGCTCGTCGCCGTTCTCGAACTGCTCGATATGGGCGACTGCCGCGTCGGCATAGATCACGGTCAGCTTGTCGACCGCGCCCTCCTGATAGGCTCCGTTCACCTCTGCCGCGAAGTCCTTCAGGATCTCGGCATTGATCGAGCCGGACGTGTCGACCGCAATCACGATATGGCTCACGCCACAGCTGATGGTGCCGGGCGTGACGATACCGAAGGGAAGCAGCCGGCGGTTCGGGTTGGCCCACGAGTAATCGCGGGTCGAGGACTCGTCGATGAAGCGGCGGAGAACCGCTCGCCAATCGACCTTGGGCATGAGGATCTCATCGATCAGCCGCTGAAGGGCGGCGGGCATCTTGCCAGCCTGTGCATTCTTGGCCGCCATGACAGCTTGCCGGATCTGTGTCTGCATCTCGGCGCGAAGCTCAGCCTTGGCTGCCTCGTCGTGCGGTGCGCAGCCGTCGATGACACCACCGCAACCACCGCCGTCCATGTTGCCCTCGTCGGAGTCGTCGCCGTTGTTCTCCTCGTCGAGGATTCGATAGATTTCTTCGGAGGAGAGGCCGGTGAACGCTGGGTTGAGCAGGCCGCAGTCAGGCATCTTGCCGACCTTGCATTCGACCAGCTCGCCGTTGATGGCGTAGTCGGCGGCCTTGTTCCAGCGGCCGGGCTTGCGGTGCTGGCGGCGGATGTGATGCTCGAGCGCATTGTGCATCACCTCGTGCGCCAGGACGAAAACAAGCTCCTCTTTCTTCAGGCCCATGACGAAGGGCTCGTGGTAATAGAGGTGCCGGCCGTCGGTTGCCATCGTGTCGATGCGCGGGTCTTTCGTGGCATCCACTTTTTTCAGCTGGAGCATGAGAACCCCGAAGAAGGGGTGATCCCATAGCAGCGCGGTCTGCGCAGCGAGGAGCTTGTCCTGCACGTTCATGATTATCTCCGTGGTGCATGATTGCGGGTTAGGTGCGTTGCTACCGTTCGGGGCGGGCGGACTTCGCTGGTCACCGACCAGTCCATTCCTTCCACGCCTTTTCTATTTCGGCGTCTCTGGCAAAGTCGGCTTGGGTGCGGGCGACTAGGCGGCTCATTTCGGAGACGGCCTCTAGGGTGAACGGTGTGCCGATAAGCCCATGCAGTCCGCTCTCTATTCGCCTCTGCGCGTTCTTCTGCGCTACCTCCCAGATGGAGGGGTTGATGGAGGCCGCGGTGCATGCAGCAAGTTGCTCCGCTGTCAGTTGTTCTTTGGCGAGAGCTTTCTCGTAAGGGGTCGCCGCTCGGGACGGCGACCACCGATCGCGTGGTGTCTGTCTCGTCATGATGGAGCAATTGAACTGGCGATCGATGACGTCGTATTCGAGTTCCAGCAGCACTGTGCAGCCCTTGATGTTCGGGCTGTCTGTCATGTGCCAGTAAAAGCGGCGCTTCTGGGTGATAATCATGGCAACATCGGGAGATTCACGTTGGTAACCGCCGCCTCTTTCCCGCCGATGGAAAGCTGGAAGCCTGTCAGAACTTGTGACATAGGAGTCGGCCGTTCCTGCGTGATCGAGGCGGCGATGCACCGCGCTACATCCGCCGGCAGCAAGCGCGCCTTGAGGTACGCGACCATTCCTTTGGCTGACTCAACAGCTTCCTTCTTGTTGCGCTTGGATAAGCGGCGATAGCAGCGGACTTTGAAGGCCCGGGAGGCGGGATCGAATTTCAACACATAGCGACGGCCGACGACAGTCTTCAGGGAGTGGCTGGGCTTTCGGTGTCCTTCGAACTTCCATGTCAGGTTGCCATCAGGGAAGGGGCCTCTGATGCGACCGATGATCTTGTTACGGTCCATTCTCATTTCCTCAAAATTGTTAGGGCGGTGGCCTTTGCGATGTCTGCTTCGCTGAGCCGCGATTTCAGGATGATCGTGATTGTCGCTCCCGATAGGACGGGCTCGCGGTCGCCAATGAACATCTTGGGGTGGAGGATTTTCGTTCCTCCCCCCGGCAGAGATGCGGCGACCTCGCGCCCCACCTTGCCGGTCATGCCAGTGAGCGGAATATTGGATGCGGCAAACTTCCGCGTCTTCGAATTATAGCTGAGCGACCAGCATGCCTGAGTGTGGTCGTCCCTGATGCCGAAGAAATGCCAGCGCATGCCGGGAATGAACTCGTAGCTTGCGCTGGCGCTTACCCATTTTCGGTCGATCTCAAATTCCTCCGGCTTGAATGGGCCGAAGACCTTGCGGAGGATGATAGGCATTCACTTGCCTCCTCTGATTGATAGCGCCGTCACCTCCGCAATGTCGGCAGGTTTGACCATCGCCCTCATGGCGGTTGCTATGCTGCCCTTCGGGAGCATGGATCGGAGGACAGCGATCGGGCGGTAAATGTCCGCCAGATCGTTTGCATGGTCATTTTCCCAATTGGTGACCGTCAGAGCGTTTGACGTGAACTTTCGGGTCTCGATGCTGAAACACAGGTGCCACCGACGGATCTGGCCGGTGGCTGAGAGACCGATGAACTCCCACTTGCAGATGGTGACCCGTGTCTCAGGATATCCGCCCGTTACCTGCTTGTAGGCAATCGGGCCGGCGATCCAGTGGGCGCCCTTATCCAATGGTGACGTCCTGATTCCGAGTTGCCCAGTTTACGAACGTCTGGGTGTGGGACAGGGCAGGCTCCCTCCGGACCGCGTCGACGGCGAAGAGGATTTCGAAGTCACGCACCTCGAGCCGGCGGATGTAAGCCATCCCGTTCTCGAATGATCTGGCGTCGACCTTCCGAGCCAGCCCCGTCGTTACGGCAAAGCGGGCGGCTGGTTCGTTCACGAGCGGCGCGCTGTTCGGATTGGCGAGGATTAGGTCAAGCGAGGGCAGGCCCTGATAGATGCGGATGAAGCCTTCCAGTTCGGCCGCTGCTCCATCGCCGACGTTGCCAGCCACCAAGCTCAACCGGCGGGCCGACGGCTTGTCGAGATACTTGAATGCCTGCTCCCAGCTGCGGGGTGTCTCGAATGCCCGCTCATCGGCAGTGGGCATGCGATGGATGAGCGCCGGGCGAAAACGAAGGAAGGCGATTCCGATCGGGTTTGCGCCCTTCTTCGTGAAGTATTCAATATGGACGTTGTCGTGCCCGCCGCTGGTGTCCGGGTCCACATCGATGTGGGCGAAGCGGTTGCCGAGGGCGGTCGGCATACGCTGTGCTGCTGCACGGTCAGACTGACGGTTGCCCGCGGCGACGATACGCCAGCCAGGAGGTAGCTCGTATCCGCCCACCTTGCGCTCCAGAACGAAGCCGAACATGGCTGCCATCATTGACGGAGGCGCAGCATTGAGCTCGTCGAGGAAGAGGATGCCTTCTTCACCGTCGCGCTCGACCTGCGGAAACTCATCCGGCACCTTCCACTTCGTGGTGTTGTCTGTCAGGTCAGGCAAGCCCATGAGGGCGACAGGATCGCGGGTCGATGCACGGAAGTCGATTACGTTCCACCCGCGCTCTGCGGCGATCTCGTGGACGATTGCCGACTTGCCGATGCCGGGCGGTCCCCACATGAAGGCCGGAGTGTCCTCGTCGATGTAGTCGTTCAAATTAAGAGCGGCTGATTTGATGTGCATGTCTCGTTCTCCGTGAGGTGCCATATTTGGCGGGTTGGTAGTGCGCCGATGAGCCGCATACGGACCACGTCGGCGATGTCTTCGTCTCGCAGCAATGCGAGAGCGGTTGTCGCAAGTGTGTCGCCCTTGTTGAGGGCGATGGAGGGGAATGGCGTCAGGTCTTCCGGTAGTCGGTAGTCGTGGAAGTTGGCGCCGTACTTTGGGGCTCTGCTGCCGAAATAGGGGCGGTGGCGCATGGTGAAGGTCGGAAAGCCTTTCCCCATCAGCGCCTCGTATCGCTTGATCTGGCCGCCGCCTTGCGAGAGGGCAAACCAGAACTTGAGGCGTCCGCCGATGTCATACCCGATCGCTCCGGGTGTAGAGGACAGACCCACGACAATCTGCCGGGCGTAGGGCCCGATCATGATTCCCTTGGGCATGTCACGTCCACACGATCGTGTCGGGGAATAGCACTGCCGGACCACTGATCGCCGGGAGGTCTTCCGGGTCGCGGCGGATCGTAAGGGCAGCATCGCGCGTCAGGGTGGCGTTGCGATAGATTGCAGTTGCCCGAACGTTGCGGATATGGCGGGCGTTGGTGGCGCTTGTCTCCCCGACGAACATGTCGCGGCGCTGGCCGTTATAGAGCACAGCAACGTGCTCTATCTCTTCGTCAAAGAGCGGCCTGACAAACACAGCCACGGCGGCCCATAGCCTTTGCGGACTCACGTTGACCTCGATCTCGCGGTCGACGGCAGCGCCGATAACGGGGATGAAAACGAACTTGATCTTCATCGTCGTCACGCGGCCTTGTGGCCGAAGATCTTCAGCCAGGCACACACGGCCGGGGAGGCGGTGAGCGGCGGGAGACCTTTGCCAGCCTCGCGCTTGGTGCGGGTGACGATGCGGATCACCTCGTATGCGATGGTGTCTGGGTCGTTGCCGTTAACGGCAAGCACCAGCTGGTCAAGCGGAACCACCGGCTCGCCGTCGGCGGTCGTGCAGCGATACTCTTCGCCGTCAATGAATGTCTTGATGCCCGAGGAGAAGTCGCCGCCAGCGCCGTATGACGTTGAGAACCACAGCTTCGGAAGGTCCGCGGCAATGGCATCGACCTCATCGAAGTTGCCGTAGTTTACTTGGTGATCGTAGCCTCTAAAATTCTTTCCAAGCTCGATGACTGTGCGAAGCGCGGTCTGGCCACTTTCAGCGCAGGTTATTCTCTCATCCGTCTCGTGGAAAGTGATGACTTGGCGGAGAAGTGCTTCAATCAAGACTTCTGCCTCGGCTACGGTCTCAAGGTGCCCGCCGATCTCGATTGACGCAGAAACATATTCGCCCATGGTTCTTTCCTGTGTTGCTTGATTACGAAAAAGGGGACGCTGGCGATGTGCCAGACGTCCCCCGACTGTTGCGGCGTATGTAGAACTAATTACCCATGGTGCCTCCTATTGAAGTTGAGGATCGGGGCGAAGTCCTGCCGGTGATGTGGCACCGGCAAGGATCAGGCGAGATAGTCGGACATGGAGTCCAGAATGGCCTGCGCCTGTGCGGCCACGTCTTTTCGGATCGCGGGCTTATCGCGCAGCACGTCGGCGTCATGCTCGGCCAGAGGGCGCAGCTTATCGGCCATGTCCGCAAGGTAGGGATCGCCCGTAATGTTGAGGGCGGGCATGATCGAAATGAGGTCGCGCACGTTGCCGACGAGGGAGTCGCGGAAGACGCCTTCGGCCCTATCACCCTTGCGGGCGGCGGGGCGATAGGCATTGAGGCGCTCAACCATGCGGCTGCAGACCTCATGGACGCGCTCATAGATTTGCCGGACCGCTGCCTTGGTCGCGTCCTGCACCTGCTCCTCGATATCGGCGCGGATCAACTCGGCCTGGGCTTCCGACATGTTGACGCGGAAGTCATCGGACGCGGGGACGGGCAGAACCTTGCACTGAACGCCAAACTTTGCGCGCAGTTCTGCCGCGTCCGGATAGTCGCTATCCTTGAACATGCCGTTCAACCGCTTTCGTGCATCGGCCACATAGGCCGGGTATTTCTGGATGAACTCGTCGACCTCGCGCTCGAATTTGCTGGTCTGGGATCGGATCCACGACATGTGCGCCATGTAGGCGTCGGCGGCCATGATACGCGAGCCATTGTCCATCCACGGCAACGTGCGCTTGATGAAGTCGTTGCGGGTTTCGCTGACGATGGCGACGATGCCGGCGAGCGCTTCCCGCGGGAGGAGCAGCTTGTTGTATCGGCCGGCGTCGGACGCGGCATTGTGTTGCTGGTTGACCTCGTCTGTCACTTCGCGGTCAAGGCGGCGGCCGGACCATTGCGAGATGGAAAGGGAGACGATCATTGCCCGGGAGGCGAGGACCGACGAGGCGGATTCCGTGTGTGTCATGGCGTTCATTTCTATCTCCGTTGGTGCATGATTGCGGGGGGTGGTGATGTGCGGGGGCCCTTGCGTGGCAGCCTCATGTTAGGCTCGAATAGCCGGGGCCGTAGCACTTGCGGCATTCGAGACGGTCAAAATCAAAGCCCAGAAGGGCGGCGCGGTAGAGCATCATCCGCTGCCCCTCTCGCGCACGGATGCGACGGAGGCGGCTGTTTATCGTGGGCTTTGCGTCGAGATGATCGAGGGGAAACTCACGCCCGCACCTGTCGCAGGTCGTCAATTGCTCATCGACCGCGCCGCACGTTATGCAAATGCCGCTGTCGTCTTGCGCGGTCTCGCCGCAACGGTCGCAGCTCCATTCCTCGTCGCGGGGGTCTTCCACAGGCTCGTTTTCGTGCGTCTCGCAGTCGCTGGAGGCGAAGAACTCGCGACCACGGAAGAAGCAGCCACAGGACAGAGTGACGATTGAAGGCGTGGGGGACATGGCGAAGCCTCACAGGCTTAGGCGGATGGACACGGACCATTGCACTGGCACAGGCGCGGGTGGCGCTGGCGGTGCGCGGCGTATCGTCGGCGCGGGTTTATGTTTGCGCACTGTCGGAGCCTTGCGGGCTGGCTTAGGGCGCGGTTTGGGAAGAGGCACGACGTCGGGCAGCATGGCGAACACCTCAACGGGTGCGGCCACGACTGGAGGCGGTGCCGGAATGGCAGCAACCGCCACCGGAGCGTCGACGGGTGCAGGTGTCGGTTTCTTGTCGGGGACAACGCCAAACGCCGCTTGCACGATCACAAGGGCGACGGCAGAGAGCACGGGGAAGCCGTTGCTCATTGACGCGCATCGCGGATGATGCGGCGCACCTCGTCCGTCGCTTCACGGGTGGAGGGTTCACGGCCAAGGCGGGCAGCAAGGCGGTTCCAGATTGTGTCCGGATTGTCGTTGCGAACAGAGACAGAGACGGTCACAGACATTTGCGTGCCTCCAATTCGGCGCGGGCAATCTCCGCATACGCCTGCCTGTTAGCGGCTGATTCCTTGCGCACGATCTCGTCAAGCTGAGCCTTGGTCGCATTGCAGCAAAAGGCGGCGAAGTCGGCGCGCTCGCTCTGTGTCGGGGTACTGGCCATAGTAAATGGATCTCCGTGGTTTGCATAATTGCGGGTTGGTGGTCCGCCGGTTTCACGGGCTGGCAGCGGGCCACATTTCCAGCCATCGATATTGGTGCCGGGCTTTATGGTCCCGGGCGCATTTGTTCCTCCTGAGTTGCCGTCGAACGCATCCGGCTTCGTTTAAAATGCCCGCTCTTATGGCGGACACCGCCGACTCTCGTCCGGCGTTGGCAAGGCACCACATGCGGCGCGTTCGGGGTGGGGGATGCCTCCTATGGTGCTCCCAGAGGCGAGGAGGGGGCGGGCGCGAGGGCGCCAGCGTCAGCCGTGAATAACGACGGTCGCGAAAGAGATGAATGCGCAGACGAAGAAGACGAGCATTGCGCCTTCAATTCCCATCTGCACAATTTCTTCGAACCAGAGGCGAAACAGTTCGGGCCAGGTCGGCGGACGGTGCATCATTGGCACACCCGCACCCGTCCGTTGTCGCCAGCCAACATGCGAGCGGTCTCGATCGCGATTTTGCGGCTGCAATAGGTGGTGAGCGTTTCAGCCCTGCCGCCGGGTTGCAGGATCGCGAGAGCCCAGCGCTCGCGGGTGCGGCGACGACGTGCGGCGACGATGAATGTGTAGGACGGTGCGGGTTTCATTTCTCAAATCTCCTGAGGTGCATAATTGCGGGTGGTGGAAAGGGTCGGCGCTGCTCAGGCCGAATGGACGAGGCGCAGAGTCACGCCTTTAGCGTTGGTCTGGACAGGCCGCGCGTAGGGGGTGATGTCGTGCATGGCGCGCTGCTGCCGCGAGAAGCAGAAAGCGAAGTTGAGGGGGCCGATTTTAACGAGGCGGACTACGCCGACTTTGCAGGTGCGGAACATGTGTGCTCTCCTTTGTGCATAATTGCGGGTATCGGCATATCGCCGCGAAAAGGCGCACGAATGCGCCCTTACGTAGGGACATGAAGAAAGGGGAAAGGCTAATGCCTCCCCCCATCTATCACCCGTAGCCGGTGCCCCTTTCAGGCCGCGTTTGCGACCTGTTCTTCCTGGGCTGCCGGTGCCGCCGGAGTCTTGACGGTCTTTTCCTTCTTGACCGCTGCGATCTGGTTGACCTTGTAGAGATTGAGCGCGCCCTTGACCGCCTGAAGAACGCGCGGATCTGCGCCCTTTTCGGTCAGCTTCTTGACGACCCCTTCCAGATATTTCTGTTCGTCGAAGGCGACTTCAGCCGTGGCGTTCTTCGCCTTTTCGTAGTTTGCCGGCGCAATCTGCATGGCCTGTTCCATGTCCGACTTCTTGGACTTCGCCAGCTTGAAGACGCGCTCGTCCGCATCGAAAGAGACCTTGCCGAACGCAGTTGCCCACGAGACCAGACCCTTGCGATAGTTCGCGGGTGTGACGGCGAAAAGCGCGTTCAAATACTTCTCGTCATTGTGCAGTTCGATATGATTGAGAGCCGAAAAGGCAAGCTGGTGCTCGCGTTCGGAGAAGGTGGCGACGGTCTTGCCGAAGCCCTTGATTGCGTTGCCGAGTTTCGAACCAGTCAGAACCTGAAAGTTTGCCATGATGATTTTCTCCATAGGTGCCATAAGCGGCGGGTGTGAAGCGGATTGCTTCGCAAAAGGCAGGTGCAAAGCCTGCCCTTTAAGCTGCAATCGGTAAGAGACCGGCGGCACCTGCCGCCAGCCTCACAAACTTGTTTCGATTATTCGGTTTCTGTTCTCTGAAAAGCCCGTGCCTGTGTCGGTCGTGGGTCGCAGTCTTTAGCGCATGTGGCGCTTACCAGTGTTGCCGCCTTGTGCCATGTTCACCACATGGCCTAGCTCTCTACCGATACAAGTCATTTCAGTCCGTCGCTTGCCGCACGTCCTTCCCCGAATCACCGCTTTGTCATGCGATGCAAATCTTTCGATTTGGGTTGCCCTATTCGTGACCGCATTTCCCGTTGTTCCGTTCCCTCTTTCAATCGCCGAAAATCACACCTGCCGAAGCAAGTCACATTCTCGGTACACCTGCCGAAGGTAAGGCAAGAAACCGTCATCTTGTTTTCAAAGAACCCGACCAGATGGTCGTTTGAAGCCGCTGTGTTGCGCTTCGTTGATTTGAATTTCGTACGTTTTGTACGCATTGACAAGAGGGTTGTGTGAGAAATTCGTACGTAACGTATTAAAGCATTGAAAATAAACAGATAAAAAATCGTCCGTTTTGCGTTATTCGTACGTTTTTGAATTAGTTTTTGCCAACATACCCCACGGTATCGCCAGAAAAGCGTGGCTGGTTCGGCTATTTCTCAGCCTATGTTTTGAGGCTTTCTTGCCGCATCGCATGGCGACGTTAGCCAGGTTGAATGCTGCCATTTGAAGGCGCTGCATTCCGCCTTGCCGTGGGCATATCGCCCATACAGGGAGGGGAGGAGGAGAGGGGCGAACGTAGAGAGGTGCGCTTGACTGTTAACATGTTTGCGAGTCACACCACGTTCCAGATTGTCGGAGTGCGTCCAGACGGACCGCAACCGGCAATGCAAACCCTTCCCCCTCCCATCGCCAGCGCATAACCCCGCCGCCCGCATATGTGGCAGGCTGGCATTGCCGCGCCGCTCCCCATGCCAGCCATGCGACCGCATCCACGCGATACCGCAACGGCAGCGCATTCAGTCCCATCATCACAAAGGGACAAGGAACGGAGAACGATAGAGGAGGGGGAAGGGGAGAGGGGCAGGGAGGGAAGTGCATACGCTTGCACCAGTCAGTCACCCGCTTGCCAGCGCATCCAGCCGCCGCGCCTGCCAGCCTGCCAGCCAGCGCCATGGCGCATCACCTGCCGACATGACGCCTTCAAGGGCATAATCATCAATGATCGCAAGGGGTTGAGACCCTCCCCACGGGTAGGTTCTTCGCAGCAGGGGGCGGGGGACCGCGGGTCGGCGGCAGCGCAGTCTTTGAGCGGTTTTGTGATTTCGAAATTCACCGTTCCGATTCCGCAATTCCTGGGAGGCAGAGAGCCAGATGTTTCGAGAGCCAGTTCGCAAGACGCCGGCCACGGATGGCAAGGGCAAGGTCATCGGAAATCGGTTCTTCTACGAGGCCATGGATGACGATCATGTCGCTGAAATCATTCGAATAATTCCGGATGCGGTCTTCAAACAGCGCGGCGATCTGGTCGAGGTGTTTGTACCAACCCCTCCGGAAATAAAATTTCACGCATCGCTCCTGAAATGATGAGCGCCCGCCGACGAGATAAAGCGCCTTCGGAATGATCTTCTACGACTGGGGCTTTCCGAATGCTTTTCGTAGAACAAACTATGCGCTGAGGTTTCGCCATGCATATCGTTGTCGGCAAGTCGAACCTGAGAGCGCTCAAGAGCTTCGAAAAAATGGCGGTGCTAATCGGAAGTGCGCGCACTCGAACGGAATTGATGCGCGGCGTGATTGACGCCGGACGCAAAACCAAGACGCCGGTCCAGCGGGCGGTGTTCAAGCAGATGGGCCTGAAGGCCGGCAACTACAACAGCCATGTGGTGGCTGGAACAAAGGGCATCCCCCGCAAAGAGATCCTGGCTTACGACATCTTCGGCGTAAAAGCCGGCGCCAAGATCGAAGCCTATAAGGGCCTGCGGTCAGTGAGCCGAGGCAACAAGCTGAACGTAGGCCGCCAGCAGGCAGAGCGCGGCATGGTGCGTTCGGGTGTCTGGAACAACCCGCGCATCTTCAAGCGATCCTTCGAGGGAAACGCTGGCGGCTTCTACGCAATCCGGCCGGCGAGCGCAGGGACATCGACCCGCGCGCCGAAACCGCTTTGGACCTTTGGCCTGAAGGCTGCTCAGCCGAGAGGCGAGCGCGGTCGGTTCGCATCGCCGAATGTTCAGTACGGCAAAGTCCGAAAACTTTTCGGTCCATCGCTGATGAAAGAAATCCCGGAGGACCAGTCGCTCGCGACGTTCATGACCGTTGGCCCGGTTCATCTGGAGCAGGCGGTCGTGAAGCGGATCTCCAAGCTCATGAGGTTCTGATGACCCGGACGAAAAAGCCTCCGGCACCAGCAAAGTCGTCCACTCGGCCCTCCAAGCCCCTGAAAACAAAGGCCGAGAAGGTGGACGAAAAATTTGCCGTCCATGAGATGGTCGTCAACCAGACACAAATGGCCGCCGTGCTCGGCGTCTCGACCAGGTGGTTACGGGACCGGGTGACGGAAGGTGTTGTCCCAACGGAAGGCCGGGGGCGCTTCAATATCGGCGAGGTCGTCCAGGCATACATCGCTTACTCCAAGGAGGGGGCGATCAAAAAGACCGGCACCGAGAGCCTTGACGATCTCCGCAAGGAGAAGGCGCTCGACATTCGCCTCGCTCGAGCGAGGAAGGATCGTGAAGTCATCGCCCTCGACGAAGCCCTCAGCGCGGTCGAGGAACTGACGGGCATGTATGTCGCCTCGCTGTCCGGTCTCCCAGCACAAATAACGGGGGTGCCGAGAGAGCGGCAAAGGCTGAATGACATCTTCGACGCAGAGCGCTTACGCCTCACCGATCGTTTCACCAAAAGGATCGCAACTCTTCGCACGGGCGAAGAAGATCCTGACACCGAGGCCGAGGACTAACCCGGTCGAGTGGGCCAAAACCCGAGAGTACCCTGAGACTGCCGGGCATCCCGGTCAGCGAAACCCGTACAAGACGCCGTACATGGTGCCGTTCGCCATGGCGGTGCATGCACGCACCCACAAGCGTGTCGTCATGGTGGTGTCGGCCCAGTCCGGGAAATCGGAAACGTTCCTCGATCTCATCGGCGAGCGCCTCGACACGGCGCCGGTGCCGATCATCTATGTCGGCCCGTCTAAGCGCTTCATCGTAGAGCAGTGGGAGCCGCGCATCCTCGAGCTCATGACCTCGACGGCCTTGAAGGACCGCATTGGTGCGAAGAGCCGCCAGAAGATCAGCCGCAAATTCATCAACGGTGTGCCGCTTCGACTGGCGCACGGCGGTTCGTCCGGCGCGATGAAGTCCGACCCGTTCGGTATGGCGTTCACCGATGAAGCCGACGAGCTCATGAAGGAGCTTAAAGGGCAGGGCAATCCGATCGGTCTGATCGACGCCCGCGGCGACACCTACGCCGACTTCGTCCACGCCATCACGTCAACGCCGAGTGAGGGGGTGGCAGAAGTGGAAGTCGACCCTGAAAGCGGCCTCGAGTTTTGGGGTGAGAGTGATCCGGAAGAGGTCAAGTCGACCGTCTGGCGCCTCTGGATGACGGGCACCAAGTATCACTGGGCATGGCCGTGCCCGCATTGCGGTGAGTTCTTCATCCCGCGTTTCACCTGCTTGGCGTGGGACAAGCCGAAGGACAAGGACGGCAGAGAATTGCCGTCGACCCCGATCATGGCGCAGCGCTCGGCGCACCTCGTGTGCCCCCAGGGCTGCGTGATCTTCGAAGACGAGACGGTGACGGTCGAGCAAGCCAACATGCCGGCCAAGGAGTGGATGAACAGCCGCGGCGTTTACGTCGCACCCGGACAGAAGATCCTCCCGGACGGAACGATCGAAGGCCCGGTACCGGAAGCGACCACCGTCAGCTTCTGGGTGTCGGGCCTTTGCTCGCCGTTCGTACCATGGGGCGAGCGCGCACAGCGCTACGTCGAAGCCGTCCGGTCGGGCAACCCCGGCGACATCGCAGCGGTAAAAAACCAAGGCTTCGGTGAGCTCTATTCACCAGGCGGCGGCGCGGTACCCGACTGGAAGGAAGTCGCTGACAGGGCATCACCTGACTATCGCTGCGATGAGGTGCCAAAAGGTGTCCGTATCCTGACGCTAACGGCCGACGTCCAGAAGGACCGTATCTATTACACGATCAGAGGCTGGGGTGCCCACGGCACGTCGTGGCTCATCAAGGCTGACGAACTCTACGGTGCAACCGAGGAGCTCGATGTCTGGAACGATCTGGCAACGGTAGTGACCGATACCTACGACGGCATCCCGATCAGACTTGCCCTCGTCGACTCTGGCTTCCGTCCCGGCAAGAAGTTCGTCGTGCCAGAACACCGCGTCTACGCATTTGCACGGCGTTTCCCGAACCTCGTGAAAGCGACGAAGGGTTCGTCGACCTCGATGCGCAAGCCGATCTCGAACAGCAACATCGACATCAACGTCGACGGCAAAGAGATCAAGCGCGGCCTCGAGCTGCTCCGTCTAGACACGGATTACTTCAAGAGCTGGGTGCAGCAGAAGGTCCGCTGGCTCGATGACCAGCCGGGTTCCTGGTACCTGCCCGAGGATATCTCGGAGGACTACTGCAAACAGATCGTATCGGAGGCTCGCATTCGCGCCCCGGGCGGAAAAGTCAAATGGATCATGAAGTCGAAGCAGAACCACTTCCTCGACTGTGAAGCCATGCAGGGAGCGGCATGCACGCTGCTCAACCTGACGAAACTGAGAGACGGACCGCCGCAACGCCGGCGCCCCGTGCAACAGCAACCAGCATCACCACCGCCAGAAGCCAGGCAGGCCCGTCCCTCGAACCCAGGGGGCGGCCGGCCCTCCAGCTATTGGGGAGGTGACAGAGACAGGTATTGGTGATGGCTGACGATGACGTCCTCCCCCTTGACGGGCTCACCCCGGAAGACAAGCGCGTCTTCCTCAAGGATCTGAAGGAAGCTTTTTACTCCGGCGCGCATCGCGTTCGCTTCCGTGAGCGCGATGTAACCTACCGCTCGATGGGTGAGATGAAACAAATCATCGACCAGCTCGAGCGCGAACTCACCAAGCGGAAACCCCGCCCGGCAATCTTCACCACGTTTAGCCGGGGGTACTGATGGTTTCCAACTTCCTCGACAGAACGATCGGATTCTTCGCCCCGGAAAAGGGAGCGAAGCGGGTCGCAGCCAGGAAGCGGATGGAGTTGATTGATGGTGTCAGAGGGTATGAAGCAGCTTCGAATGGGCGGCTGGCTCAGGGCCGCCGCACTACGAACGGTGATGCGAACAGCGAAATTTCAAGAGCCGCACCGACCCTCCGGGATCGATCGCGCGATGCTGTCCGCAATAATCCGCTCGCGGCGAAGATCATAACCTCGCACGCAAACAACTTCGTCGGCTTTGGCATCACGCCGCGTTTCAAAACCGGTGACGACGCACAGGAGAAGAAGCTCGCCGAGCTGTTCGATGAGTGGGCCAAGGTCTGCTACGTCGACGGCAGCACGGACTTCTACGGCTTGATCTATCTGCTATCGCGGATGATGCCGCAGGATGGTGAGGTCTACCTCCGCAAGCGCAACCGCCTGCTGACAGACGGTTTGCCGGTGCCGCTTCAGCTGCAGGTGCTCGATGCCGAGTATTGCGACTGGGGCAAGACGGCAATCGTCGAAGGCAACCAGGTTATCCAAGGCGTCGAGTACGACGGGATCGGTCGGCGCCGTGGCTACTGGATGTTCCCGCAGAATCCGAAGGCTTACTACGGATTCCTGAAAACGAGCTTCGTCAGCTCCTTCATTCCGGCAACGGATGTCGCTCACCTCTACGAGGCACAGACCAACCAGATCCACGGCGTGCCGTGGCTGGCGCCGGTGCTCAACGAGTTGAACGATCTGAGGGACTACGAGCTCGCCGAGAACATTCGCAAGAAGCTCGAGGCGTGCTCGGTCGGCACGGTCATCCCCGGCGACAGCGACAATGCTGACGATCCAAACGTCGGCATCGCAGAACCGGACGCGGAGCCCGGCGCGGTGCATGACCGGCCGATGGTCACGGACATCTACGGTCATCCGCTTGAGCGGATGGAGCCTGGCATGTTCCACGTCTTGGCCGGCGGCAAGGACATCAGGTTCAACACGCCAGCCATCTCGGCCGGCATTGAAGCCTACCTCCGAACTCGTCATCGCAGCATCGCTGCTGGTGCGCGGCTTCCTTACGAGCTGCTCACCGGCGACTTCAGCCAGGCCAACTTTGCTTCCGGCAAACTGGGCCTGCTGGAGTATCAGCGGTTCTGCAGCCATGTGCAGTGGCACATCCTCGTTCCTCAGGTCCTCGACCCCGTCGGTCGATGGTTCATTGAAGCTGTGAAGCTCGCCGGCAAGCTGCCGCTCAACGTCAAGGTGACGATCGAGTGGACCATGCCGGAGGTCGAAAGCATCACCCGTCTCGACGACGCCCGCGCCGACCTCCTCGAGGTCCGCATGGGGAAGCGGTCCATGCCGGAGATCATCAGCAAGACAGGCCGCGATCCGGCGCTGGTGCTGAAGGAAACCGACGAGTGGACCAAGAAGGTCGACAAGACCGAAACCAAGCTCGTCTTCGATTCCGATCCTCGCAAGGTCTCCATCAACGGCCAGGCGCAGATGTCGGAATCTGGAGGCGAGGGCAACGGAGACAAAAATGCCCAAGGCTCTTAGGCAGGCAGCCGATAAAGAAATCCGCATCCCGAAGAGCTACGGCGAAGTCGAGATCCGGAAGGACACCTTCAACGAGGAAGACCGCACGGTCGAGGTTTGCTGGACTACCGGCGCCCGGGTGAAGCGGTATTCCTGGGACGAAGGCTACTACATGGAAGAGCTCGCGGTGGACAAGAAGGCCATCCGACTCGACCGCTTCAATGCGATGTCTCTTCTCGACACGCATGACAACTACTCGATGGACCAGCGCCTCGGCACTGTCGTCCCCGGGTCGGTTCGCATTGAGGGTGGCAAGGGTTACGCCACCATCAAGCTCTCGAAGAAACAGCGAGCCGAGGAGCTGCTGCAGGATCTCCGCGATGGGCATCCTCTTGCGATCTCGGTTGGCTACAAAATCCACCGGTACGAAAAGACTGAAGGCGCGGACGGTCAACTCCCCGTGCTGAGGGCGATCGACTGGGAGCCGATGGAATTGTCCGCGGTCCCAATACCGGCTGACCCGGAAGCCATCTCCCGATCCGAGCCGGACGGCAAGAACTCAGAAACCGTCCTGGTCCGGCAGGACAGCAACGCGGCCTCGCCCGCAACTACGAAGGAACGACCGATGAATAAGCGCGAAGCCGCAAAGAAGTACACGGGTGATCAGCTGGACGCACTGGCGCTGGGCGCTGGTCTGTCTCGTAGCGAAGGCGAGACTGACGACGCTCTGCGCGCCCGCCTGCTGGCTACCTACGACAAGGAAGACCGCGCCGCTGAAGAAGCCGACGCCGCCGAAAAGGCGCGCAAGGCCGCTGACGCCGAAACCGCTCGCCGCGCTGCCGAGGAAGAAACTCAGCGCCGCGCCGGCCAGCAGCAGCAGCAAAAGACGCTGACACCCGAGCAGGCCGCAGAGCAGGCCCGCCAGGCAGTCGCCGCCGAAGGTCAGCGCCGCTCCGCCATCGAAGCCTTCGCGGCCACCGCTGGCCTGAAGCTCGATGACGAGCTCGTCCGCAAGTCGCTCAACGACGTCAACTGCACGATGGAGCAGTTCCGCAATGCGGTGCTGGACCAGATCGTCGAACGTCAGGGCCGCAACCCGACCTTCCCCCATGCGGAGACCCGTGGCATGCAGGACGCACAGGAAACCATGCGCCGGATGGTGGCGAACGCCATCCTTCACCGCTCCGGCATGGTCGACAAGCTCGAGGACGGCGCACGCGAGTGGCGCGGCATGAGCACCATGGACATCGTGAAGGAGATCCTTCGCGGTCGTGGTGAGAGCACCCGTGGCTCGCTGCACGAGATCGCCGAGCGCGGCTTGCACTCGACGAGTGACTTCCCGATTATCCTCGGCGACATCACCCGCCAGACGCTGCTCAACTCCTACGGCCGGTACGAGAACACGTTCCAGCTGTTTGCGACCCGCACGCTGCTCTCGGACTTCCGTGAGACGAAGGTGCTCGACATCGGTAGCGCGCCGGATCTGAAGCTGAAGAACGAAGCCGGCGAGTTCACCAGCGGCACGGTCCGCGAGAGCGAAGAAGGCATGAAGCTGCAGACGTATGGTCGCAAGATCGGGTTCACCCGTGAAATGCTGATCAACGACCAGCTCAACGCCTTCATGCAGCTCGTCGCAAACTGGGGCCTGAAGGTCGCCAAGCTCGAGGGTGACGTCGTGTGGGGCGCCATCATCAACAACTCGCTGAAGCTGAAGGACGGCAAGCCGATCTTCGACGCAGCGCACAACAACGTGGCGGCAACCGGTACGGCCCTCGACAAGGCCAACCTGATCAAGGCTCGCAAGATGTTCCGCAAGCAGAAGGACATCGACGGCGAGGCGATCGACGTCACGCCCAAGTATCTGTTCACCGGCTCCGAGCTCGAAGTCGATGCGCAGACCCTCATCGCCGCTGCCTACACGCCCGGCAATGTGGCGGACGTCACCCCGCAGGCGATCAAGTCGCTGGTGCCTGTCTACGAACAGCGCCTCGACAAGATCCCGACCGCTGCATGGTTCCTGTTCGCTGATGCGCAGTCGACCATGGGTCGCGGCATCAAGTACCTTCACCTCCTGGGCTCCGAAGCACCGCGCACGAATGAGCGCATCGGCTTCGACGTCGAGGGTGTCGAGTACACGATCGCCCATGACTTCGGCGTCGGCGTCGACGACTACCGCTTCGGCTACAAGAACGTAGGCGTGGCACCGTCGAACTAAGCGCCACCGCGCTGATCCAACAGAGCGCCGGCTAACCCCGGCGCTTATGCTTTTTCGCGAACAACGGGAGATCCCCAATGCGCAATTTCATTCAGCCGGGCAAGGTGCTTCCGATGACGGCACCCACCGGTGGCGTCGTCAGCGGCAAGTTCTACATGATCGGCTCCATCTTCGGCGTGGCCGCAGTATCGGCGGCAGAAGGCGAAAAGTTCTCGCTCAATACAGGCGAGGTCTATGAGCTGCCGAAGACCAGTGCGGAAGCATGGGCAGAAGGTGACGCAATCTACGCGACCGCCGCCGGCATCATGACCAAGACGGCATCGGGCAATACGAAGGTAGGCGTCGCGATCGCTGTCGCCGAAAACCCGTCCGGTTCCGGGCTCGTCCGCCTCAACGACAACTTCTAACGGTGCGTGACGGCGGCCTTAACCGGCTGCCGATCCCCAACGAGGAAACGAAACGATGAACACGAAAACCGAGACCAAGACCGAGACCGAGGCCAAGACCAAGGCGAAGGCGGACCGCTCCAAGGAGTATGTCGCCGCCGAGGACACCATCATCGAGGGCCGTCCGGTCCGCAAGGGTATCGGCGTTGAGATCAAGGGCATGAGCGACGAGGCTTTCCAGAGCTATGTCGACGCCGGTCTCATCACCGAGCCGGAAGTGCCGAAGGAAGACAAGGCCGCCGCAAAAGCTCTCGAAGAGGGCGCGAAGGCGATTGATACATCGGAAGACACCCGCACGGAGAAGTGAGGCACGCCAATGGCACTGTTCAACCGCCTGGACAAACTGACGAGCCGGGCGGTCGATGGTGTCAACGCGACCCGCTTCGTGCTGACCCCCATGAAGAGCACGCCGAACGGCAGGCCATCCGCAGATCCGAGCCGAAAGGTTATCCGTGGTCGCGGCATCTTCGATTATGTCGAGATGGAATACGGCGTGCAGCTCGGCGTGCGCAAATCCTATCGAGAAGGGAACGACCTTCGCTCTGTCCAGTCGGGCCGCGATCCGCAGCTTTCGGTGGACATGATCTATTTTCCCGGCGTGGACGAAGCGGCGCTTCAAGGCGACCTCGTCTCATTTCCGGATGAGCCCCACCTTCCAGATTTTCAGGTGACGAAAGCGCAGCGTGACGGCATGAGCCGCATCCGCCTGGATCTGGTGCAGATCGGAGGTCAGTCATGAGCCTCA